AATTATGTATATTCAAATCACAAACATTGACGCAGACACAGGTATTCTTTGCACAGAAGCACCAATGCGCACAGGCCCAGCACTTCCAAATGTGAAAGGTTTTCAATTCATCTTTGCTAAAGAATCAGCTTATCCTATCGCGTGTAACGCTGACGGCTCATCTTCTGAAGCACCACTCTACTATGGAACGTGCGATGATGATGCCGATACAACACTGGTTGGCGTTTTAAAAGTGCTTTCAGAAGTCGAATTTAACGCAGATAAACAAGCAGAGCATCAAGCTAGAAAGCCTTACCCATCTTGGGTAGGTGATATTGATACAATGTCATGGCAACCACCTGTGCCTTATCCACAAGATGATAAACACTATTACTGGGACGAACCAACCGTATCTTGGAAAAATTTACACCAGTGGTTGCACTACCATGAAAACGGCTGAATTAGGTTATTTTGGTAATATCTGGGTTAAGCAAAACGTCCTAGAAATTGCGGGTGAAACACATGGTGGGCATGAGCATAAATTCGACCATGTGACACTGCTTGTGGCGGGCAAGGTATCTGTTGAGATTGAAGGTCACGAGCCTAAAGAATTTACAGCACCAACCTTTATTGTTATCCGCAAAGAACACCAGCACAAGATTACAGCAGTTGAAGATGGCACAGTTTATTACTGTGTCTATGCTTTGCGTAATATGGACGGTGAACCTATTGAAGATATTTACGGTGAGCAACACGACCCAGAATCAGCCAGTGCTAGAAATGATGGCTACTGGGAAAACATTAACAAAATAGATAAATAAGGATATTGTCATGCCAGATGAAGCCTGCCGTTTAGCTAAAGTTGAACAGCGCATTGATGCGCTAGAAGAAGTGTTTGAAGATAGAGGGAAAAAACTCGATGCAATAATCCATGCGCTTGACGAAATGAAAACAGAGCAATCAAGATACAAGGGTTTTATCGGTGGTATTGTGTTCACTGTTGGCGCATTGTTCTCATTCCTTACTTGGTGGTCAAGTAAATAATGGAAGTTTTGCAATTCGCCACTGACGTTGGATTTCCGATTGCAGCGGCTTGCATTGGCTTGTATTTTGTTTTTCTTACCGTGAAGTTTTTGCTTGATAGTGTACTTGAGCGCATAAATGGGTTAATCAGCATCATTCAGCAGCTCGACAAGCGCGTTACTGCCATGAGTAGTGATATTATCCGCATTGATTCGTTAATGGCGGATGCGCTCGATATACCGCAAGAAAAAGACAAAGCTAAACCAACCATAGAGCGCAAAGACTAATGGACGCTGACAGCATTGCAAAATACATCAATCAATATGGATTCCCTATTGTTGCCGCTGGCGGAATGGGATACATTGTCTATTTCGTTTGGGTGTGGGCAACAAGTATCGTCAAGCCAATACTTGAACAAGCCTACAACGTCCTTGTCGAGCTAATAGATCAGATTCGTGTACTGGATAACGATATGATTCGATTGACGCAGAAATTGATAACTATTTTATTATTGCGGAGTAAAAAATGAGCGATTTTGATAAAGCATTTGAGATTATTTTAGGTAGCGAGGGTGGATATGTTAATGACCCCCGTGACAGCGGTGGTGAAACAAAGTTTGGCATTGCTAAAAAGTTTTACCCTAACGTAGATATTAAAAACCTCACTGTTGCACAGGCTAAAGAAATTTACCTAAAAGACTATTGGAATAAAGCCGGTTGCGATGCGCTACCTTACCCATTTGCACTTTGCTTGTTTGATAGTGCGGTTAATCAAGGTGTTGGAACAGCTATTAAATTAGCGCAAAAAGCCTGTAACTTGGAAGCCGATGGGATTATTGGCAAAGGGAGTCGCGCTGCATTTGCTAAATCTGGCAGTGAAGAATTGTCTTTATTTTTGACTTATCGCGCCTTGCGCTACACTGAAACAAAAGGCTTTGATGTGTATGGTAAAGGGTGGATCAAACGCCTGTTTCATGTTGCATTAGAAGTCTAATAAAAAGCCGCTTTTCAGCGGCTTTGTTCTATCTGTAATTGGTTTTTGCTAACCCATCGTAGGTAGGCTTGTTCTGGTGACTTACCAGTACAAGTTATAGTGTCATCCCACTCAGTATAGCAAACCCAAAGTTTACCTACTTTTATTAGCTTGGGTTTCATTGGGTATCCCTGCACTCTGCATTGCACCATCGTCTACTGTAGCCAAGATATTTACCGCACGTCCAGCAAAGACCTGTTGGATTTGTGGTATCAATATTGGCGGCGTTCCTACAAATAATTTTAATTGCTTTATCACGCATCATTTCTTCATGTTGCGCTGCTAAATCTGTATTCCCTTCTTCTGTTGCCATCTTGTTATTTCTCGTTAGGTCGGTCTGTCTTGGCAGCGACCATAGGTTAATGGGTGGCAGTACCAAGTCAGACCATGTAATCATGTTTAAAACTTTTTACTAAGTCTGTTTAAGTACCAATTAGCTTTGTCTAAATCTTCTTTGGCTTTGCCTTTGTTGCGAAAGCGCCATAAGTATTTGAACGCATTACCGCGTAAATAGCCTACAAATTCATCTGGCGTAAGCATTGCTTCCATCGCTTCAATACATTCTATTTTACCAGTTTTATAATGCGATGGTGAATTCACCATGTCTTCATTGTCGGCAGGTTGTGCTGCTGGAGCTGACCAGTAAGCGATGGTGTTACCATGTTCATCTTTTAGCGAATTGTGTACACTGTCACCTGTTAGCATAATGTCATCTCCAATGCGCTGCATGGCGCGTTATAAAAATTTCTTTGAATAAATCGTTTACACATTTTGTTATCTATGTGTGAAGTTATATATCGCTTGCGTGTTTCGCGCTGCACTTGTACACCAACGGACACACTGCACATTTTACATATCGTTTTGTCTTTTGCAAAAAGGATATGCGGCTTTTGAATAGCGCATATTTCACATTGTCTAAGGTCACTCATAATCAATTTCCTTAAAGCAACTTTGGTCTGGTGGTAACAATCGGCTCTGGTATTTCACCAACAATCGTAAAGTCAGATGCTTTGAAATCTGTGCTGGTAGGTGTGTAGACCATTTTGACTTCGTCCATACCGCTGTAAAGGCTTATCATCGTTTCTGCTGTATCCACATGAGAGGGTTCATTGTAAATATGCGCATCGCCCCACATCCAAGTCATTGATCCAACTTTAAGTCCAGCATGATGAGCGAACCACATAAGCATTGCCCAAGATTGAATCCAGTTGTGGGGTACGCCAAGCAGCATATCTGCGCTACGTTGGTATGATTTCATGCTCAAACGTCCGTTACGCACGAAGAACTGCACCACAATGCTATGGCAACACGTTGGTGTATTGAGGTTGCCATTTGCTTCTGTAATAAACGCCATCTCACCTGCATTCCATGTTGTCATCAAAAGTCTACGACTGTTTGGATTGTTCTTTAGAGCTTCTTGGATGAATCTAACTTGATCAAAACAATTATGGTCGCCCACTCTAAAATCATAAAATGTACTATTTATTAATTGTTCACCATATCCAGTCACCAAATGACCATCTTCAGATAACTGACCTTTCCACCAATCAAGGAGTTCCTCTGGGCATTTACTATCACCAGACAAGAACCACTCCATTTCGCGCAGTGCTTTTTTCCATGCGGTTTTGCGTAGTGTAACAAGTGGTGTTGTGGTGAAAGTCACATTAGGTAAATCGAAATGCGAGAACACTTCGTGGTTTCGTGTTGTAACCAGATCACCGGCATTTATGATTTCTTTTAAGATACAAACGTATTTTTTGTTAGCTAAACTCATTTCTTTTCCTCGGTAAGTAAGTACGGATGACAGGTTAGATTCCATTTAGCACTAAAAAGAAAATTCATATTTTTATAAACAAAATCTTGTCTTGTTGCGGCTGATTCGCACGATGGCTTGTCTGCAAATGTTGCTGTTGTTTGCGATATACTTCCATGCGCAATAATTGTACTGATTAAAATGTAAGCTGTTGTTGCAATCATTTCTCACTCCAATGTTGTTGTACTATATTTACAATAGCTTTTTCCAATTTACGAAAACTTTTCTTTACTACTTCAACTTCAAATTCAGTAGACGTTGTAAATTTGTGATTAGCAAAAATAAATGCCAATGGGTAAATAAATACGAGTGCAAAAGAACTCACTAACACTGCTACAAAAATATGCCACCACACTAATATAAAATTCTTTAAAGCAATCATTTGTCATCTCCAATGTGGCGGTACTCTCTAATGGTATGCCAAGATGGGTTGCTAGTAAGCTCTTCCCATATACCACCGGAAACACATTTAAATTCAAACTCCACCCAAGGGTCATGCCGACGTGCCGCAACTTCCGCGTACTTGGTCATTAGTGCTGCATGAGGGTGCGGTGTGACTACTGGCGTAGGTCTTTCAAATGCTACTGAATCGAGTGAACCAGACCATAGCACTGCCCCCGACTCCTTATCTTCAGTAATCCAATGCAACCTTAATGCGGCTTTAGTTGCGTTTTTTGGCGCATCGTTCCAGTTTACTTCAATCTGTTGCGAAGTTTGTTTTTCGTTCCATTCACAAATCTTGTCATGTAAATATACGGGGACCCATGCCATTTCTACTAATTGCTTTATCTGTTCTTCAGTTAATAACGCCATGTTACACTCCCGTACTTCCAAAACCACCACGATCAGTTAAGCTGCTAAATTCTTCAACCTCAACAAACTCAGCACGAATCACAGGCGTGAAAAGCATTTGAGCAATGCGGTCTTGCGGGTTGATTTTATAAACGCCTGTACCCGTATTCTTGATGGATACAAACAATTCTTTCTGGTAGTCTGCGTCAATTAGACCTACAGAGTTTCCAAGTTTGATACCGTAATTATGACCTAAGCCACTTCTGGGAAGAATCAAAGCCGCTACTTCACCATCAAAAACATTGATTGCAAGACCTGTTGGAATCAACGCTGTTTCGCCTAAGTCTAATGTCATGGCTTTGTTTATGTTTGCTCGCAAGTCTACCGCTGCTGATTTTTCTGTGGCGTAGGTTGGAATAACGGCTGTTGCCTCTAATCGTTTAATTTCAATTTTCATTTTGTAATTCCTGTGCATAATTTATAAATTTCATCGACGGTATAGCATTGTTTTGATGACGATTTAATGCAGTCTACTGTCACGTCTTTTTCGTGCATGATACCCACAAACATCAGTGCAAGCATTAATACTACCGCACCGAGAGCAAATAAGTATGCGTTTCCCTCATTCATTTTTATTCTCCTCTGAAAAAGGTCTTTCTTCAACTATCCATATTGGGTTCCAAGAAGTCGCAAATCTTACTGATAAACACCAGCCAAAAACACCGCCTAAAATAAACATAATAAATTCACTCATTTCCTCCCTCCAAAATAATATCTTCTAAATACCTTTTCATCTCTGACGTTTCATCAAATAAATAATCGGGAATACATTTATCGCTCATCAAACCCAGTGCTTCAAATATAGACAGCAGTTTAAGTATGTGTAGCGCTTGTTCTTTATTCATTGTCTTTCCTCTTAAATCTTCCTCAGCTTTTGCATAACCTTTTTTGTATTCTTCTAACCGCTGAGCCATGGTTACTGATTCTTTATTGTCGTACATAGCCATCATTGCATTAGCAAACCAACCAATCAGAGTTTCCCTGTCAACATTGCAATTAGGGTAAGTTTTAAAAAAGAAATCTGTCCATTCCCTTGCATCTGTACTGCTGTGGATGCTCATATCATAGTCGCTCATTTTTAGCATCCTCTCTAACTACAGTTTGCACAAGTTCTTCTGACACAGTTTCCAGTATCTGACGGCATGATTCCACAATAGCGTGGTAATGACCTACATCTTCTAATTGTGGGAAGTTATGGTCTAGGTTACGCAATATTGATATTGCTTTGATGATGTCGCTATTGGTGTTTTCAATTACACCCAGTCTGTAGTCGCTCACACATTCCCCCTTGCTTTGCTGATTGCATCGTGACAAATTATTTTGTACTTACAAAGTTTAATTGCTGTACCGTGGTCACCTTGTTCATTGCAATAAGATTCAATATCAGCAAACACTTTTGATACTTGGTCTAATACGCTAATCAACTCGTTAATCGTTTGTGCTTGCTGTTGTACTTTTCTTTCCATGAATGTTTCGCTCATAACTCCGCCTTACATTGTATGTTTTCATTAGGACTTAGTTTTACATCAGTGTGGTTTGCAGTAGAATTATGACTAAAAATTACTAATAAAATAAATGAAAACCCAAGCATCATCCACATTACAAGGTTTAATGTGCCGTCAATTTTGCGATATTTGTTATTCATAACTCCACCTCATCAATAATTTCATCAAAAGAATTAAAAAAATCATCTTTAGTCCTAACAAACATTTCACGAAGTTTATTTGCATTAAAATAAGCAATACCATCAACCCAGTTACCGTCAATTTTTACACGACACGCAGTTTCAAGTAAGTAAACATCGCCAGTTTTTTTGTTCTTGTATTGAATACTCATAACTCTACCTCCCCATCGTTTAACATATCACGCGCATATTGTGCAGATTCTTTATCTGTGAAGTAGGGCTGTATAACTTCATCAATCTCATCAGATGAAACATACCAACGATTAGTTTGGTGAGAAAAACAAACAAAATATTTTTGTTTATCATTATCTGACCAATCCACCACATCACCGCCACACAACTCATCACACAACTCATCTCTTAGCGCAAGCAGACGATTAAACCTGCGCATTTCAACTGATGCGCGTTGTGTTTGTTCTCGGGTAATACGTTTTGTACCAAATTCTTTTTGATGGCTAAAGAAATCAACAGAAACTACATCACCTCCACAATCAACCTGCCAATAACCACCTTTAGGTTGCCATTTTGCTACAGGTTCATTAGGAAATAAAATGCGTGATTCCAGTTCAGCAACTTTCGCTTTTAACTCTTGTAATTCTTTTTGTAAGTCGTTCATTTTGTTTTCTCCAATATTGTTTTAAGTTAAGCCTTGTGTGATCCATATCTATGTCGTATCGCAGGTTTAATTCGTCCATCATTCTTGGTCGTGACTTCCTGCCGTAATAATAAAATTTACCGCACTTGGTTACTGGCATAAATCAACCAACCTTTTTAACAGAAATTTCATAAATTGGTTTACCAGAACTACACACAACATGAGTTTTATCAATACCTATATACTCAATAATGGATTTTAAAACGTCACTTGTCACATCCGTTTTACCTGTTAAAAAAGAATCACCTTTTTTATTAAGTTTACCTGCGTAGATTGTTTTTGTTAATGCAGATGTAGCTACTCTAATATTACTCATAAATCAACCACACTTACTTGCAGAGCAAGATAAACATACCTTGCAGTTATCCATCATAATAACCGCTTTGGTATTACACTCATCACATAAGGTGGCATTGGCAGGATAATTAGATTCTTCACTTCCCATTGCTTCCTCACGCTTAGCTTTAATAAACGCCTGCTGATGCTCATCCACTTCAACTTTAATCACGCCAATGGATTTTAAATGTTGCTCGATAACTGTTCCTATCTCTGCTACCAGTGATGGCATATAAACACCACCGCGTTTGTAGTACCCACCTTTGGGGTCAAAAACATTCTTGAGTTCTTCTACAAGGAAAGTAGAATCACCGCCTTTGCGCCATACAGCAGACACTAAGCGTGTTAATGCAAGCACCCATTGGAAATGATCCATGTTCTTAGAGTTGATAAACATTTCATACGGATGGTGAACACCATCAAGCACCATATCGTTAATCGTTATGTACAGAGCGTGTTCAGACTGTGGTGTTTTGATTTTGTACGTTGTACCTGTCAAACAGTTTGGTCGTACTAAGTTTTCGTGCATAGCTTGAACTGCTGCTGGGATTTCAGTTGTCAAGGAATCCTTTACAACTACTTGGTATCCTACAATTTTCTTTTCAATTTTCTGTGGCATTGGTAACTCCTGTTTTATCATCTGAAATAACGTCAAAGAATCGCTCTCTTTCCGCTCTATTTAAATTAGCTAAGGCTTTGTATAGCTTTCTGCTTTCACCGTTGTGCTGACGTATTAAACGTCTACACCGTGCTTGGAATTGCTCCTCATTCAAATCGTTAATGAGTCCAAGTGTAAATACCTCACTGGTAAATCTGTCTTTTAAAAAAGGTGACAAGCCAATAAAGATTTGTGAGATGTTCATCGCTGATGCCTAACCTCGTTGAATATAGGTCGTATCTCATGGCATTGGTCACATTCCCTATAAAGTCTATCTCGGTAAATTCGCCAATGCTCATGTTTGCAATTTGTCGAATTTGGACTTGGTGTTACCGGTATTACTTTTCGCACCTTATCTATTGACATAAGTAAATCCCCAGTAAAACCAAAGCACCTATGAAAAACGCCAATGCTGCTGCATCCTCAATCGCCATCTGCATACTCCACCAAGAAGCACACAATCATCACCACAATCCCTGTCCAAAAAATCAATTCGCCCATTGTTCTTCCTCCTCTAATGCGCGAAGCATTAGCTTCAACTGTTGAATTTCTTTAAGAAGCTGGAGTTTGATTTTCTTCAGTTCTTTTTTGTTTTTCTGCGCTGTTGTTAAGCGCGACATACATTCGTCTTTAGTCATCTTCCCACCATATCCCCATTTATGTTTCTTTGCATTTCGTAAACGCTAAAAATCTTACCGTCACGAAGTATGAATTCCCCAATGTTTGTTTTGACAATCTCTTGTTTGTGGCGGTTCATGGTGTAATCAAATGCGGAACTGACTGCAAACCCCATCATAAAAAACATGATTGCCACATTGAAATCAATTTTCATAACTCTACCATTTTGAATTTGATTCTTTCTCTTGCTGCATCAAGGCTACTGCGCTCCCATATATAACTTGGTCTGCGTTTACTCACCTGCACTGTCCCACAAGGTGGGAGCTGTAACCTTGCTAAATGAAACAGCAACGTAGTCTTTGCTACCTTATGCAACTCACAGTATTCTCTAATTGTCATGGTTGTCATTGCACTGTCCCCGTTGAACTGTCGTTACATACTGCTGTGATAATACGAGTCGGTCTTTTACTCATCTGATAAGCACCAATAGCAAGATTCCACTCCTCCCGTGCATTAGTGCAAGCAGTCATGGTGTCGTAGGGGATTACACTTGTTGTGTATGCAATCGTTTCGTGGGTGGTGGACTTACCTTTCTTGTCGATGTTGGTATCCACAGTTAAAAAGCTCAAAGTTAGTATTAGCGTTGCGCTCATCGTCCATTCTCCTTAACTGCGTTGCGTAGCATTTTGCGTAAACGTGTATTCTCTTTGCTAAGACCGTCGTAAAGTCCAGCCATGATAAAGAACATCAAAAGCATAAGCAGGTACGCTATATTGCTTTCATCCAAGTATTTTAAAAATTCAATTGTTTCGTTCATAATCTGTGTCCTCAGTTATTACGCTACTAATACGCCAGCTTTCTTTGCTTCTTCTTGGCGAATTTCTTCTAACATTTCAACACCTTCCATAATTTGAGTGTTGATTTCTTTGATAAAAAGTTCTCTATCATTTTTGCTGGGCGCACTACCTACTAAATACCCTATGGCGCGTACAAGTTCAAAAGTTAAATCAGAAAAGGCTTCTTGCTTATCTGGATGAGCAATCGCATCGCGGATCATTTGTGCGATGATTTCGTTGTGTTTAAATTTTCGGTTCGACATATCTATCTCCTAGCATTTTGCGTAATTGTTTTTCAGTGTCTATTGCTCGTTGTTTATTGAATGCGTCCCACTGGGAATGCGTCCAATACTTTCTCTCATCTTCTTCTTCCTCAGCGTACCAATACGCATCAGAAGTATCATCTTCAAAAACACTCATCTTTACCCTCCTGTGTTATAATAAATACGCATTTTGGGCAACTGCTTAAAATGCGCTTATGGTTAAACTCCTCGACCTCAAATCCTACCGCCTGTTTACTCCTTTGGGGCGGTAGGATTTTTTTTGTTTCGAGAAATTACGATTCATATTTTATATAAATTTACATCTCAGTCAACCTTAACTTAACTATTTTAATGCGCGAAGTAAATCAGATTGAACAATGTCCTTTAATTTCAATACGTTAATGATGCGCTCATCAATGCAGCCTTTGCAGACTAGGTGGATAATCCTCACCGCCATCGTCTGTCCTTGCCGAAACAATCGAGCGTTGAACTGTTGATAATACTCCAAGCTCCAGCTCAGTGAGAACCACACAATCATTGAGCCACCTTGTTGGATGTTTAGCCCATGTCCAGCGGACTGGGGGTGAGCAAAAAGCAATGGGATATTGCCGTCATTCCAATCATCAATCGTGCTTTGATGCTTATCGAGTACACGCGCTGTTGGGAATCGTTTAAGTAGTCTTTCCAAGTCGCTTTTAAAATTATAGGCAACAAGGATATTCTCCCCATCGTTCTGCTCAATAATATCCTCCAGTGCATCTAACTTGGCATCGTGGACTACTTCGTAGTTTTTAAACTCATCAATGTACACAGCGCCAGAGCAGTATTGCAGGAGTTTATTGGCAAGTGACGCAGCGCTCATGGCTTCAACTTCACTGTTTTCAAACTCAATAAAGAACTTTTCTTCAAACTCTTTGTAATCAGCGTAGACTTTAGGCGCAAGTTCGATTTCTTCATATAATTCAATGTAATCTGGCATCTCCAAGTAATCACTGGTTTCCATTGAGATAGTAAAAGGTGATATCAGCGCTTCAATTTTCTTCTGAGAATCTCCGCGAGGGATAAACTTATAAGCGCTGTACTGGTCTTGGAAAAAGAACCGTTGCTTATAAGCTGTCTTAGTTCTTCCAAGTGCTTTACCGTAATCTACCAAATAGCATTGCGCCCACAGGTCAAGTAACCCATTAGGCGAAGGAGTTCCAGTAAGCAGAGTGATGTAGTGAACATAAGGTAGAACCTTGCGCATAGCCTTAACACGTTTGCTTTTATCATTCTTAAAACTGGACGATTCATCAATTACTACCATCTCAAAGGGGAATTTGTCTTTATAATGATTAACAAGCCACACCACATTTTCTCTATTAATAACATAGACATCCGCATCATGGTGCAGGGCAGATAGCCGTTTAGATTCTGTGCCTGTGCAGATTTTGAATTTCAAATCTTTGAGATGTTCCCATTCCTTTGCTTCCTGCGCCCATACGCTGTTAGCAACTCGTAGTGGTGCGATAACAAGTGCTTTGCTAATCACACAAGCATCAAGTAAATCGCGTATTGTAGTGAGCGTAGAAGCTGTTTTACCCATACCCATTTTAAGAGCACAGAATGTTCGCCCCTGCTCTATTTGAAACTTAGATGTTCGCACTTGGTAGTGACGCAGTTCATCTCTAGTGCGCATAATCGCCTTCCGCAGGTAGTCTATAAAGTAATAGCGTATCGACACTTTCTTTTGAATCAATGACATACACATGAACACCCATCTCACGTCGTCTTTGATGATCGCGTTCTTGCGCCTCTGTGGGTTTCTTTTTAGGTGCTTTGCATTCAACAAAGAATATAGGTTGAAACGGCAATGTGATTAATCTGTCTGGAACAGAGCGTTTGTTAGGTGACGTAAACTTCTCACACGTTCCACCTACTTTTTTGATTTGATCGCACAGGTATTTTTCAATATCTTTTTCAAGCATTTTGCATCCTCATTGTAAAAGAAACTCAAACGAAAAAATGAGTCTGAGTTTCTAAATATAACCGACACCTTTTAGCACTTCGTTTGCTTTGGTGTAGTAATAATAAAAATCAACATCATCGGGAAAAGCATCCGGCAGATTCATCAGCGGACGACACCCTTGTGACATTGGGACTTTGTTTCCGTTCTTTGCATAGACAAGTGACGTATCAGCAAGAGCCATATCGCTACTGTGATAAAAGCGAACTGCTTTACCGAGATACTCACCTTGGAATAACGCGCCACCTGTTACTCTGCGAACTGTGACAAACTTTCTAATGTCATCACAATCAGTAACTGTCTTTTCAATTGGTGTGCCGTTAGCAATGAATTGCGCCACTGCTTCATAGATAATCAAGCCATCTGGGTTCTTACTCAGTGACGCTTCACCAAAACAACCTTTGCATTTGGTTTTACCATCTAGTTTTACAGCAATGTAATTATTCACATCGCGTGAGGCAATCTCGCGGTAATCTGTTTGCTCAAGCGTGTAACTGGTAGCAATTTCCCAATCGAATAGGATGTCTTGAAGTTTGGGTATTTGGCTTTCGTGATAATATGTCACAATGCCGTCAGTGTTTGCACTCACTACCTGTATGCCATTAAGTTCAAGTTCTTCAATTAACATCAATAAAGACAATTGACCAGTGAGGGTGGTTTGCAAAAGCAGTTGGGGTGAGTATAAGCTACTGTATTTGCTACCAAATTTACCAAACGATCCATTGAGTACGATTTTGAGCGTGTCAGCAGTGACCTTATCACCCGTGTGTTTTGCTGCGATGCGTTTCTTTACAATCTCTCGATAAAGATTAAGGAACGGTTCGCCCATCGTTTCTGGGAACAGTCTTTGCTGCAAAATAATACTTGGGTAATAACTCGCAACGTCAAAATCCGACAGGTAAAATCCAGCATTGGGTTTAATATGCTGTGCAGTTTCGCGTGAGTGTAATCCACCAATACCCATTTGATATGAGCCTTTACCAATAGTAATAGGCGCAACTAACCATTGGGGTAGTTCAACACTGCCGTTATCTTTGAGCGTGAAGGTTTCGTAAAGCAGTTGGTCAAAGATGTCGCAGAGCGTCTGTGTTTTAAACTGGATAATCTCTGGATTACGGTAAGTAAACGTGTAATTTGCATCGTACTGCTTGGGGCGATAGTTCTCACCCGTTTGCTCGTACAATTCCGATTTGATAATCGCTTCGGCAATCTGCGCATCGGACTTTGAATTGAGGTTGATGCCGTATTGTGCTGTCATCTCTTTGCGCAAGTCTATCTGCCCTCTCAGCGCATCAAAGAGTTCACCTGTTACTTGTGTATCGTTTCTGCAATACTCGCGCATAAGACTGCGGTCACTGTCTTGTATCAGTGCATTAGGATCAATTGGCAAGTCTTGCATTTTCTTGGTGTGAATTCGCCCACCGTAGATTTTGAGTGAGGCTTGACCAATAGGAAGTTCAATAATATCAATGTGATACCTATAGGCAGGCACGTTGAGTTTATGTTCACGCAGTATCTGCCAAGTGACTTTCTGTGAGGTGATGATTTTAGTGGAGAGTTTGTGGAGTTTGCTGCAATCCCACGTATCCATTGCAGCGCATATCATTGGAATGTCGTAGTTCAAGCCATTGAATGATATGGTTTCGTGACTTAGAAGAAGCCGTTCAATCTTTTTAGCCTGTTCCTGCGAGAGTTTTGCATCTTCGCCAAACAGCTCTATTTCAAGTTTTGATCCGGTCTTGTGGTTGACGGCTAAAAATAACCAATAGTTTTTGTAACACTCAGTGTCGATAATATAAGTATTCATAGGGGTATCCTATTTGTGAATAATAAAAAACCACCTTACCAAGGAGAGGTGATAAGGTGGCTATGTTGCATTTGATAGCGAGGTAACTATCAATAAGTAAGTCTGCTTCATTACGCAATTAAGAGTGTTAATTAGTAAAGCCACTAGCTCAAGCCTTTTTCGGGTGCTTGAGGACACCCGCAGACTTACTTATTCATAATTAGCGACACGCATATTGGCGTATGCGTGTCTAGGATTTAAATCATGTCACTGATTTGATAGTATTCACACTATCAATAAAAGCACTGTTTACTGCGTTCTACGAGTCAGTTTCGATTCTACCCTATCGTAGTAACAAGTTAGCATCGCTGCTAACGTCACCCCATAGTACGGGTAGCTATACCGTATTATTCTATGCTACGGGTTACAAGGTTCTCATTTGCGGTGAGAGCGAGCAATGCTTTTATTGATAGTGTATCCTCATAACGCCAATTATGAGGATACTAGGACATTTACATTTAACAAAAGAGCCGTGCTGCAAATAGTTATAGTCGCAATATAACTATCAATGATTACTACTGCTAGGAGTCGAACCTAGATTTACCGGCTTGTTAGCAAGTTGCCCTACGCCATTTAGACGACAATAGTAATTATTGATAGTTGCCGGTGCTGATCTCCGGCTTGCGGAAGGTTCCGCCAGTGTACAACCTAGTATGTACCCCTGTTCAATTAAGCGATGTCAATTCCCGTGCGCATCAGCCTGCGCATTAACTATCAAGTCATAGCAACTGTTGGGAGTTGAACCCAAATCAATGACATTTCAGCGCTAGACCTCACTGGTAGCTAACCAATCTTCAGCCGCTATGCTTGATAGTGCTTGTCTTTCCAAGCTGTCATTTAATTTTTACGGTATTAAACCAACCGTCTTTTACACTGAGGACACAGAGTATTTAAAAATCGTCTTCATCCGACTCGTCATCAAACGCATCAGCATTTGCGACTTTGGCATCAGAGAACGCTTCGCCATCCCTCTTGAACTGAACACCAAGAAGATTAGCTAGAATTTGTTTACCGCCTTTAGGATGACTTGAGTACCAGAAGTCAAAAATAGCATTGACGTAGCATCCGGCATAGACTTTATCATCATCTTCGGTAATTGGAGCGCGGTCTTTATCAAATACAGGGATACGCTTATTAGATGATCCTTTAAGCGCCATCATACCAGCGTAACCATCATATTCTTTGTCATCACCGTCAATAAAGCAGGTAATCTTTAAGCCTTTAGGCGCACCGTCTTTAAATGTTTGCGCAATGAATTTATCAATTGCGGCTTGGACAGTTTTGTGTTGTTTGCTGTCTTTAGGCATTAATACAGTTGCTTCGTATTTAGTTTCAACATTTTCAAAAACTGCTTTGCGAAACAAAGATGGAAAAGACAGGCGAACTTCACCTAATTTAATTTGTGTATCTGACATTTTAACCTTCTTGCCTTATGGCGTTATGGATTATGGGATTAAAGTGAGGATGGGTTATTGATAAATCGCCATTATTAAAGTGATTTCCCATCCTCGGTAACAACTCAACCGGAGAGCTAAGTTGAGTTAAGTTTAGATTGATTTACATAAACTGTCAATCGTCAAAATCAGAAAAATCATTACTAGAAACTGACAAGGATTTTCTCAAATCAGTTTCTGGAGCAACAGTCGGTTTACCTGCTTTCTTAACTATCAGATTTTCAAACTGTTTTATGTTTTTCTTGCCTACTAGCTTCTCGAATTTAGCCACAGAGATAAAATTCATTTCGTACAAATCTGCATCATCATGTGTATAAGACAAGGCAGCGATTGCGTCATCTTCATTTATCCAATCACGAGAACTACGACCTTCAACTAACTTGTACCCTTTGAAACCTTCGCCCGACTCTAGGCGCTCTTTGACTACTTCTTCAACAGCACTCAACCAAGATTTAATCAACGGAGCGCTGCTCAGTGCAATGCTAAGTTGTTCATCGTTTAAGCGATTAACACTCACCATGTCGTCAAAGTCTGCAAACTCATTCTGTATCGCGTTCTCAGTGTACCGCATAAGCTCTGGGCATCGTGCTTTGTGTCTACACCATTGACACTGCTTATCACCTGCTGTGAGTGGCGCGTTGGGTTGCATAGCCAGTTGCGCTCTGTCTTTTACCCATTCGCCAAAACGCAGTAACTCGTCAATAGTCATCACGTTCTCATCAACGTGGTCTAAACGTGGTTGATAGATAAACATCCGAATGGTTTTAATGTCTTGGAGCATACCGAACTCGCTAAGTACACCAAGTGCATATATCTTAGTTTGCGTTGTATCCGCGTTGACTTTAATGCCTTGTCCATACTTCAAGTCAATAATGATGACAGTATCACCATCAAGTATCACGCAATCCGCTGTACCGAAACCGTCCTGTGCGTACTCGCTGTAGTCTAGTTTCTGCTCGTAGATTTTGTGACCTTTGAATTCCTCGATGAAACCCATGTAATCGTTCACATGACGGCACATATTCTTGTCTACGGTTATCCAGTTTGTTTCCGGTAGGGTTTTACCTTCAAAGTCATACGGGTTGAGATTACCTTTTAAGCATAGCTCTGCAAGCTCGTGAGCAGCAGTGCCTTCGTCCGCAAATCCACTGCGCGATTCTTTGTATGGCTTTTGAGCCGCGACGCTACCGGAGCAATACAGCCAAGTGGCGCTACCACTAGCACTCAGCTCAGAGTGTTTAGGTTTTTCTTCATTTGCCATTGAAGCTCTCCAAGAAGGCGTTAAACTCATCGTAGTTACTAGGATCAAGCGTTAAGATTGTTGTCGCACCAAGGTCAGCCAGTTTACCTTTAATATCCGCAGCGCTTACTGTGTTCTTTTGACGCATTTCGAGCGCTTTGGCTTTCAAGTCATCCCCTGTAATTGATGGAGCAGCAGGTGCTTCCTGTACTTCTTCTTGCACGGTGGGTTCAACTGTCAAGGATTCCTTTACAGTTGGTTTTTCTTTCTTCTTAGGTTCTTTTTTGACTGGGACTTCTTCCAGAATAGCTTTTTCAGCTAACAATTCTTCTGTAATATCCTCGTCGTTTTCATTTACTGGGTTGATGATGACTTCTTCAATAATTGCAGGTGCAAGCGCGTCATCAAGCGTCTGTACAACGTCCTCAAGTTTAGACTTGAACGCAGCCGGTTCATTTATTCCGATAGCTTGGCTTTCCAACGCATAGTTGATACCTGCTTTGATAATTTCGTCTGTGTGCTTTAGGCGTGATGCCACTTCATGCAGTAATTCATAGCTGAATTGCGTGTTTGTGCCATGAATTAAACTGATTTGGATAAAGTCACCAAGTTGCTCGTTTGAGAGTTTAGTTAAATCATTCATTGTGTTTTTCCTCTGTTGTTGTAAAATGAGAGTCAATCTTAACTTAACTCTCAGAGAGATGCAAATGGAAAATGAAAAAATTGGTCACAGTGTGACCGTTGATGATGTTGTAGCGTGGTTTGGTGGTGAACAGGTGCGGTTAGCGAAAAAACTAGGCGTGACTAAGGCTGCGGTTAGTTATTGGGTATCAGAAGGTAAGATGCCAGCTAACAGGGCAATACAGGTTGAACAGATTACAAAGGGCGAAATCAAGGCAGTGGACTTGCCAATTATTAAAAGAGGGTGATGTATGCAACACGTCGAGGATAGCAGTAAAACCTACCGCATTAGTCGCGGTGAAAAGAACAATGCAGTGTGTGTCAATAAGACAGTGACATGGGACGCGGTGTGTCGCGTACTGGGCAAACACAAGATAGCACAAAGCAAAGATGAGTGTGGATGGTTCTGCGGTGGGTCGTTTAGCGAGAATTACCGCAACACAGAGAACTTAGAGTGTCGTTCACTTCTGACTATTGATATTGATGATTGCGAGATGGATTATGACGAGATTGTTTTCGAGCTTGAGATGCTTGGCTATGCGCTTGTTGCTTACAGTACATGGCGCAGCAACGCTGGTGCATATCGTTTCCGCGTTGTGCTACCACTTAGCCGCGAGATTACCGGTGATGAGTACGTTGCTGTGATGCGCTGGTTTGCCACGCTTACCGATTTAAAGATTGATGAGAGTGCTTTTAAGCCTGCTCAGTTTATGTATATGCCGAGCGTGAGCAGCGATGGGGTTGATGAGAGTTTTACGCTAGTGCTTGCCGGTGGGGAAATTGATGTGGATTTGCCGCTAAGTTTACCGGCTGAAAAAGATGCACTATTGCAGTATGACATTGACAAGAGCAATGAGTTTGATGTTGATGACGATAACTTCCTTGAGGTGGCTATCGCGCATGAACCGTTAGACTTGAGCGATGAGGAAATTGATTCCTACCTTGATACCATTGTTGATAAGGCAAGCGAATACAGCGATTGGATCACGGTGGGTCAAGCGTTGCATCATCAATACAGGGGTAATGAGTACGGCAAGCAACGGTGGTTCGAGTGGTCAGCCAACAGCGATAAGTTCGACGCACGGCTAAGTGAGAGTAAATGGCGGTCTTTTACCAGTGACAAGCGAGCGCGTCCGTTGACGTTTGCCAGTGTCATTAAGATGGTAAAAGACAGCGGTATCAGTGTAGGCGTTGTCATTCGTGATGAAGCCAAGAAGATGGTTGACAGTATCGCGGATGGTGTTGGGCGCGAGGTGAACTGCGAGGAGGAGTTCGACAAGCTGCGTCGTAGACTTAGCAAAATACCTGCCTACATAGTCGCGCTCACTAAACGCCAGCAGATAGCACAGGATATTTACGATGGGTGGGGTAAAGGTGAGGGGATGACTAAAGCTGCCATCTTTCGTGAACTATGCCCTGCTAAAAAAGGTGTGTCGATTATTGAGTCGCCTTCATGGGTTGCTGATTGGGTGTTTATCGAGAAGTCGTGTGAATACCACGATTTGAAGTTTAACTATTCAATCAAGCGTGAAGCGTTCAACGCGAAGTTTGATCGCATGGAGGAGTGTATCGCTGCGGAGCGGTCTGCATCGTCTATGGCGTTAACCGATTGGGAGATGCGTACAGCTATCGATAAAATGTATTTTCCGCTTGCTGAATCCATGTTTAAGTATGAAGACTTGTGGTATGTCAATTCGTACAAGAAACGCGGGGTCGAACCGTGTGAGGTGCTGGATGAGGATGGTCAGAAGGTCATTGACATGATGCTTGCACATTTAGAATTCACGCTCGTTGAAGTGAAAGAGAGGGTGATACTACTAGACTGGATGAGTCACATAGTGCAAAACATTGGTGACAGGATTAACTGGGCGATACTTTTACAGGGTACGCAAGGGGGCGGCAAAACATACTTTACACGTATTTTACAGGGGATACTTGGCTCGAACGCAACGCAGCTTGATCCTAATCAGTTTACGAAAGGTACATTTTCGGGGTGGGCGTATGGGTCGGTGTTGAATATCGTTGAAGAAATTAGGATTTCGGGTGATAACCGGTGGTCGATTATCGACAGGATGAAACCATACATTACTAACGATACAATCCAAGTCGAGGAGAAGTTTTGTGATTCGCGTACCGTGCCTAACTTCACGTCGTACTTTCTATTGACCAATTATCAAGATGCTCTGCCGATAACTAGCGGGGATCGTCGCTATTGTGTTCTATATAGTCGCTGTCAGTCGGAAGAACATTTGTTCGAGCTTCTCGGAGGAGAGAACGAAACTAACCAGTATTTTGTTAAGCTGTTTAATGAAACAGATCGTCGGATGGATGCTATATGCCACTATTTTATGAAACGGGAGATTAGTGCGGACTTTGCGCCAAAAGGTCGAGCGCCTAAGACATTATCTCGTGAGAAGATGATTGGCTATTCGGTATCGCATGATTCAGAAGAAGTGAAGGACTTGATTGCACACTACCACTGCGACGTGATCAATGAAACTATCCTTGACGTAACACTGTTGAGCAAATTGAATGTTGATGAGTTTGAACCATCACTTGCAAACAAATTGCCAAAAACCTCTGTACTTAATCGGATTTTGCTTCAACTAGGTTATGAAAAGATGCAGGATAGGCTTAACGTCCCGACGGCTGACGGTGGGAGAAAGAAACATACGCTTTGGCGCAAGAGTAGCGCGAATGAAAATGACGTGTGGCAAATAGTGAAAAAACACTATAAACAGGTCTAGCTATGTCTCATTTTTAAAATTTAAGTTTTCAGCTATGTCTCATTTTAAAAAAGCGCAAAATTGAAAATGAGACATAGTTCTCTGTCTCTGAGACATAGTAAAATTTTAACTATGTCTCACCCTCTAGCCCTTGATTTCTCTGGTCTGTATTTATTTTGAGACAGGTGAGACATAGATAAATATAAATTATATGATATTGGTAAAACAGTTTTGTTTAGGTAAATATTAGTGTTTTTTATTGTTAATAGTAAAAAATATATAAATAGGATCAGCTATGTCTCACCTGTCTCATTGTCTCAAATTGATTTTGTGGCAGATACAAAAAAGCCGGTGATTAAACCGGCTTATGTTTTATGCTTCGGGTTCTATTCCGTGTTTTCTCGGATCGTATTGCCTGTGTCCAGCTCTCCCCCCGCAACCTTCACATTGGACGAAAACATCTAGGATTTTACCATTTTCATCAACGTATGTTTTTGCACCATCTAACGGATCAAGTGGGGCTGTCATATCACACCCACAATCTAAACATCTATCATAAGGCAATGACCGATATTTTTTAAACTCAATGGCGGTTCTTATTGCTAGACTGATAAATTTAGATTTTGATTTAAGTCCAGCGCCTTCAATAAAGTCTATCAAATCACCTGCTAATGATAACTGGTAATGACGGCACTTTTTCTTCGGATCGACTTTAGGTCTTCCTCTGTTTACTTTAAGCGCTTTCGGTACTTTGACCTTCATCGCTTTTTGCGGTATTAACATGATTTAATCTCCCCATATTGCGCCTCAAGTGATTTGTACGCGATAACGTACTCTCTGTATGCTTGGAACAAGTGAACATCCTCATCGTACAGCATTTGAATATATTCCGCGTCGAGCGATTGGACGTATTGTTTAAAAGTCATCATGTTTATTCTCCGAAAATTACAATCAGTTCAGCGACAAAAACGACGGTGAAAATTGTAGTTAAAATTGATCCGACTACTACATCAAAAAAAGTGTTCATGGTAATTCTCCAGTTAGGTTAAAAGTGCATTAGCGCACTGCATAGCGCCCTAATACTAAGGCGCTACACGCTGAACTATTACCAGTCTTCGTAGTCTTCAAGTATATCGACCACACGACCTTTTACGTCTATTAAAGCGCTGTTAGAATCGTATATTTGGGCGTGTACCATGTCGCCTATATCTTTACGGCTTTCAATGCGGACGACGGTATCGTTATCAAGTAAATAAGTGATCATTTGTTTTCTCCAGTTATTAGATGTAATCAAGTTCTTTTGCAATGCGCTTAAGCGCTGTTTCGATATGTGAATCTTCGAGATACAAGTAAAGAAAATCTGTCGCTGTAAAATGCAACTTCGCAGCTCTAAACAATCCCCACACGAAAAACTTATCTTTGTTCTTCCCAAGATCGCAAGCTCTGAATGCTAACATTTTATCCCGTGGCAGCGCTGCGATTGCCTGTTTCATCATTTGATAATGCGCCTGTTGCATTTTCATGCTACTAACCTCCCTGCTTTATAAGCTCTAACATATTTTTTCATTACATCCATTGACTTGCTATACATCATCAAGCCGCAAGGAAAGCAGACTGATAATATTTCGGTATCGTCATAATTAGCGCCACAGATATATTCCCCCTTGTAGCATACCGACCATGAGCAGCTAATCAGTGTTGAATTCCAGCGCTGATTAGCCAAATTGTTTTGATACGTTCTATTTGTTTTCATTTTGTATTCTCCGGTTTTATTTCATGATTTCATTAATGTATATCACGTCATTATGCGAATAGCATAATCTGCAATCATTACACGACTTTGAGCAATTGATGGTGATAGAAGGCTTTAAATCGCTTTTCTTATGCGCTGTGAATACTTTGTCGTATCCAGCAGGCAGTTTATCGACTTTGTTCTTTTTGGCGCTAGAGTGAATCAAAATCACGTTAGCCGGTTTGCTAACCATCTTTAAAACCTTTTTAATAAGGTCTTTGCGTTTAGTCCAGAATCCAAAAACCGTCTCTGGATTTTTTCTAGCAATATTAAAATAATTGAGTACATGAATTTCGTTATGTACTTCGCCAAAACTATCAAAACGCGCAATCGCATAATTCAATCGCGGCAATTCAGTATCGAGCAAAATGCGTTGATATAAATCGACGTTGCGCTCTAATGCGGTTACCAAGTTTGGATAACGCTTCTCTGTATTGATCACATAGCAGTTAGTGCAAATCAATTCTTTGATAGCCGATTGGCTCATCTTGATGCAAAAAGGGTTTAGCGTTGCTGAAGTATTGAAAGATGGAATTCCTTCCATTTTAGCCGTACCCATTGTGATATGTAATTTATAAGGCATTTTCTCTCTCCGGTTTAGTTAGTGTAATAGCACACTGCATAACGGCTTAAATCAAGCCGTTACACGCTGAACTATTTTGCTTTTAATGCTGCAACTTTTAAAGCGCAACCATCTTGCATAGAATCTAAATGACATCCTATTGTCATCCAGCGAACAAAATTAAATTGGTCAACTGATCCTTTCATGCCATCTAAAATAAAATATTTCATTACCATTCTCCCCAAGAAACATTTGATTCTTGTTCTTTGTTTAGTTTTACATACTCTCCTAACTCTTTTATTGCTTGAGCATAGGTGGTTACTGTTTCATCTAATAGTTCTAAAACATCTTCCTGCGGATAACATTCGATTATCCAATCCCAGCCTTTTTCATATCTTGCCATTGCGTGATCGTGAATTTTTTGAATCCATTTACTTTTATCTGCTTTCATAATATCTCTCCGGTAAGTTTAAAAATCGTTTGGCGCGCAGCTCTTGGCTGGATTACAGAATATCCGATGTAATTTAAGTAATCAACTTTATTATTTAACTTAATTAACTTTAATAATAAAAATTATTTTTTAATAAATTAGATATTTTCCTAATATGTTGATTTATAAGCACTTTATTAAGATAATATCGAATCGCTATCACCTTTCAAGCTCCCGCACTCATTGCCTTTTAGCCTATAAACATGGCAACAACAGCGGCTAAATTGCAGGCACAAAAAAGCCGGTAAAGTCTTAAATCTTTACCGGCTCTCTAACTTAACACTAAACTTTTACCTGCTAACTATTTATTAGCATTTTTTACCGCCTCCGCCTTTACCGCCTTTGCCTTTCTTCATAGCCATGCTGATCACCTCCTCTTTATATGACTAGTTCTATTATAGTATTGATATGATACAATCGCGCAAAATTATCTTTCTTCTTATCGTCGTGAGGACGTTATGACAATCAGACAAAACTCTTTTATTGCTGGAGAGATGCTCTCTCGCAGACAAATGCTTGAAATGGGTATGCCCATCGGCAACCCGCATCTTCCCCCTTTTAACCGTCGTGAAATGCCTTTTGCGCCAATTGCAGGCGCTTTCGCTGCTGTGGGTGCAGCGTCGGGCGCTCTTGCTACTGCTGCTGCTGTGGTCAACCTTGCTGCCGTCGCTGCTGTGTATGTCGGTGTAGCTATGACAGTTACAGGCATGGTAACAGGTGATAAGGATCTAATGAAACTGGGTGCTATTGTAGGTCTAGCAGGTGGCGTTACCTCTCTTGCAATAGGTGGCGTGGCTTCACTTGCTGCTGGCGGTGAGTTTGCAATGGGTACAGCAGGCATTGAAAGTATGAACGCGGCTAATGCGGCTGCGGCAACAGCTCAAACAGGATTGGGATCAACTGCATTACTTGGACAAGCGACCAACGCAATCACACCAACTAATTTTGCAAGCGGCTCAATCCAAGCAGGATCAACGCAAGGTTTGAACTCCGCATCTATTGTTGGAAATAGCGGTAACTTTATAGGTGGTGCGAATGCTGGCGCAATTGGCAATGTGGGTAGCCAAGTAGGTTCTGGAATGCTACAACCTACTTTTAGTGGGGCAGGTCTACAAGCTCTAGGAACTACTAATACAATTGGAAACGTCACGGGGCAGGTAGCATCACAAGGCAGCGGAGGCTTTTTCAGTAAACTAATGACTGATATGACTCCGAAAGATTGGATCATTGCAGGTGGTACTGTAGTCAGCGGTGGCGCGAAGGCTATGTCAGCTAATCAAGCTAACGCAAACGCTCAAAAGAAATTTGAATACGAACAAGGTATTAAAAATCAACAGATTAAAAACCTTAATAGTGTTCCTTCTCTAATCTCAGCACCTTCAATGGCATAACATCATGGCAACCATTCCAGCGCAACCCAATACAGACAAGCCAAAAGGCGGCATGACTAATCAAATGCTGAAGGATATACAGCAAAACATCGAAGCCAAGGTAAGCAAAGAGAATAAAGCGCGATATGATAAGACTGTTCTCGCTGCTGAAACCATGCTATTTGATCCTAAGACTCATGCTAATATGGAACTTGTACGCAATCCACAAAGTCAATCTACACCAGTACAGACAATCAGCAAAGGTGTTAGCGGTTTGATGTGGCTACTCTATCAGCAAAGTAAAAAGACGCTGCCCGCTGAAGTGCTTATCTATGCCGGTACGACGACTATCTGTAAGGTGTTAGACTTTGCAGAGCGTGGCTTAAAGCTCGAAATCACTCCGCAGATAATCAGTGACACAGTTCAGCGAACCAGTGAGAGGCTATTTGAAAAGATGGGTGTCACGCCCGAACAGCTACGCAATGCAATTGCTCAAGGTAAGAAGGAGATTGACGACTATCAAACCCACCAACAATACGTTGGTAATAAGATGGACGCAATCAAGCAACCTAAAGCAACAGGAGGAATGTAATCATGGCTTATGGAATGCTAACCAGTTTTGCGTTAGGCGCTGCTGAAGGCTTAGGAAACGCTATTGTCAATAAATACAGCAAAGATCAAGACGCTGAAATCAAAGCCAAAGCAGATGCGGAGCGTGAGGCACGAATTGAAGAAGCGGCTATTAGGTCAGAGGGTAGAGCAGCGACGCGCGAAGATTTGAAATACAATAGAATGCGTACTGATACTTTAGCTGACAAAGCAACTGAACGCGCTGATAAAGTTTCTGATACTGAATATCAGTATGCGCACGAAGATATCAAAGCAGAACAACAACATAATTGGCACGTTTCCGATATGAATTTAGAGGCTAGTTTGAGAGCTAAAGCCGATGTTGCCAAAGAACTAAGAGATTTCAAAGAGAAAAATAATCCAAATAGTATTGATTATAAAGTTAAGGTACAGCAACTAGAAGCCTCCGAGCAATCTATAGAAGCCTCCAAGTCAACAGTTGAGAATCAAGATATTGCGCGACAAGTAGCTAATCTCGAATTAGCCAATAAACAAGAAATTAGTAATTTGCGTAATCAATTGAAAACTGAACCGGATAAAACCCAACAGGATAAAATCTATAATCGCTTATTAATCCTTGAAGGCAAAAGCACTAAGCCTAGTTTTGAAACAATTGACGTTCCTATCTATGACAATAAAGGCGAACAAGTTAAAGATGCGGACACAGGTGTACCTAAGTTTAGAAAACAGTTGATATCTATCAACCCAGTTAGCCAAGAAATCAAAAAGATAGGCGAAGATTCAGCGGCACGGTACACTCTTGAAGATGCTAAAGCAATTGCCACTGCTGAGGCTAACGATAAGTTTAAGAAACGCAACACCACATTCTTTGATACTGAGGGTGATAAAGATAACAGTAAAGAATACGATGACTTTGTTAAAGCGCGTACATCCGTTTGGGTATCACAAGAAAAAGCAAAGGATGGGATGCTCAATTCTAAAGGTGTTGATAAAACCACTGGAACGGACAAAGTATCTACAACACCCGAAGCACCATTTAAAGCAGTAGATAATCCAGCAAAGCAGAAAGAATACGACATTATTTTCAATAAAGTAGTAAAGCCACACGAATCTGGCAATGATGGGGTGAACGCTAAAAACCCAGAATCATCCGCTGGCGGTACTTGGCAATTAGTTGATGATACCGCTATTCAGTTCGGTGCTAAAAGAGGCGCAGACGGCAAAGTAAGCAATGCTGAAAAAGACAGAGTTGCTCCAAAATATTATGGTTATGTTTATAAAATAACTGATGGTGATCCAGCGGCAATGTTAGCGGCTAACTTTGGTCAAGAAGCGGTTAGTAATTCAATTGGTCGCGCTGAAAGTAAAGGTACAAAATGGTGGGATGAATTAAAGAATCCTAAGTTAATACAGAATATGCCTCAAGTTTATGTCAGAGCAAAAGAATCAATTGCAGAACTTAAAGCAGCAGGTATTGATCCAGACCCTAGACTATTGGACTTTGTTAATAACTACACTTCAACTAGAGCGGCATCCGCTAAAGACAGTGCTTCTACAATTAAGAGAATTTAATAATGGCTAACTACGAAATCACCACAAAAGCGGGCGCGACATATCAATTAGATTTGCCGGATGCAATGTCGGAAACAGAAATAATGGATTATTTTAATAATCGTTATTTGCCTTCATTAGAACAAGATACTGTTAATCGCCCATCACTTAGTGAGCCTAGTGGTGATTTGACCCAATTCAATGCGCCTGTTGAGCAACCTTCTCAAGCTACCATTGCGCAAATGCAAGCAGAGGCTAATCCAAAAGATACGAGCGACTTCTCACGAGGTTTCAAAACATCTTATGAGCAATTGCCAGAATTGGGGTATGGCTTAGAAGCTGGTGCGTATGCAATTGGCGAATCGGCATTTGGTGAAGGTGGAATGCTTACACAAGGTAAGCAGGAAGCTGTTGCCAAAATGATCGAAGCGCAAAAAGAAACGCAAGCTAATGCAAAGGAAAGTGATTCATTTACTTTTGCTTATGAGAAAGCAAAACAAGGCGACTTCAATGCGCTTGCTGATACGGTACAATACGGTCTAGGTTACGGACTAGGTCAAATGTCGCAAGCTGTCATCACAGGCGGTCTAGGCTCTACTGTCGCCAAAACTGCCGCTGAAACATTTGCCAAAGAGTACACAGCTAAATTAGTTGAACAAGAAGCGCTTAAAGTTGCTGAACAAACTGCCGCAAGGGAATTGACCCAAGAGCAGATTCAACAGCAAGCCGTTAAGAATGTTGCTGAATCTATTGCTAACAAAGGACGTGACTATGCGTTGGGCGCTCAAGCCGTTGGTCTGGAAGGTGGTGAGATTCTTGGTGATTTGGCTAAACAGTCTACTGAACAAAACCGGTCATTGACAGCCGGAGAAGTCACCAAAGGTTTAGGCGCTACAGCGCTTGCCGCAGCAGGTGAGTTCTATGCGGATAGATTTGGCTTGGATATCTTAGGGGGTAAACGCTTATCTGAAGCCGGTAAATATACTGAAGGACTGAAAGGCAATCTACTTCGTGGTGCGGCTACAGGTGTTAAAGGCGGATTTGTAGAAGGCGGAACTGAGTTTGCTCAAACGCTTATTGAAGAAGCAGGTAAAGGCAAAGACCCTTTCAGCAGTGAATCGTTTAGACAAGCTATTGACGCAGCGGCTTTAGGTAGCATTGGTGGTGGTGGTATTGGGGCAATTGGCGGAGCGTTATCACCTGCGCAACAAAGACCCGATCAACCTGCTACAGGCGAGATTGATCCGTCAATGTTAAGTGGCGGACTTCCTAACTCAACTGCTCAAACCACAGCACAGCAACCCGCTCAAACATCGTCAAAATGGCAAGACACGATGGGCAAGATTCGCGGTATTGTCGGTGAGAATCAATTGGTTGATAACGAAACCATTGCTAAGGATGTGATGGGCGCTGAAACTATTGAGGATGCGATTGCAGTGGCAAGTCACGCCACTGATGCCATAGCGTTTGACTATGACATGAATATGGAACAAGCTGCTACATTGGCGCAAGATTTAACTAAAACTGACACTGATTACCTTGATAACAAAGATTATCAAGACGCGGTTCAATTGGAAAATCAACTCTCAACAGTTCGCGACCAGTTAGCTTATAACAAGTTTCAAACTGCATTTGAAGAATCAAACCAACAGGCATCGCGCTCAGAATTTAATGCGCTTGTTGAACAAGAAATTAGCAATAAAAATCAACAACTTAAAGATTTAATACAATATCAATCTGACGAAAGAGCAAGAAAGGCTGAAGTAGAAGCCAGCATACCATCTATTAATAAAGCGCTTGAAGATGCGCAGTGGGCAAAAACTCGAAACAATCGTAACGCTGTTATTCAAATGGTGTTTGATAGAAACGTACCTGCTGAAAATATCTTTTCTGCAATTAAAGCGGAATTGAAACGTCAAGGTTTCAAAGATACTGAAATCAATCAAGATGATATTGACAGTTACAATCTTTTAAAAGCCTATGACCAAAACAATTTCACCATTGCTAAAGAACCAGTGTCGTTTGGTGGGCAACCAGTTGCGGCAAGAAGTGCAAGCGATATAGAGTTTTACAACACGGGTACGAACAAAGTAGATAAACAAGGTAACATCATTGCCGATGCTCTTGGTAAACAAGGCGCAAACGCAGGTGAACAATTTACCGGTGGACAAGGTCAAGATGTTGTTACCAATTTTGTATCTCCAGAAACACCAGTTAGACAAGAATCTGATGCGCTACGCAAAGTAGACGAATGGGTGCGCAATGGCGCAACTTACAAAAATGGAATGCTCATTGATTCCAAAGGTAAAAAGTTCTTATTAAACAAAGCACAACGTGAATACTATTCAACTAACAAGTCGTTATTATCAGTTGCTAAATCGCCTGTCGCATTAACTGAACAAGGGTATAGTGAAACTCAGCAAGGGCAAGATACTATTACAGGTGCGCCTTCTTTTAATACCAGAGCCTTAAAAGAAGTTTTAGATATTCAAATTAAAGAGCGCGTTGATAGTAATAGAGAGAATCGTAATCTTTCTTCAGTAAATCAACGAATTGAAGAACAGCAGTGGGCAAAAACTCGAAACAATCGTAATGCGGCTATTCAAACTGTATTTGATAAAAATGTATCTGCTTCTAATATCTTCCCTGCGATTAAAGCAGAATTAAAACGTCAAGGTTTCAAAGATACGGAGTTAAGTGAAGATGATATTAATGCGTATGAACTTTTACAATCCGCTTATGCAAGACGTAATCCGGAAATTGCCAATGAGCCTGTAGATATTGGCGTACAGCAACCTGTTTCTTCAAAACGTGTTCGACTTGTTAGACAAGGTGTGAACGCAGGGGAACAAGTAACTGAAGGTCAACAAGGTCAAGATGTTGTTACGAATTTTGTCGAACCATCTACACCAGTTAGACAAGAATCCGATGCTTTGCGTAAAGTTGATGAATGGTTACGCGCTGGCGCTATTTACAAAAACGGAATGCTCATTGATTCCAAAGGCAAAAAGTTTTTATTAAACAAAGTACAACGTGAATACTATTTAGAAAATCGCGCTACCCCGATTGTTAATGCGCCTGTTGATATGGGGGAAGTAGGAAATGCTCCTCGTAAAAGATACATGGGTGTAAAACAACAAGGTGTAAATGCAGGTGAGCAAATGACTAGTAGTATCGGTCAAGACCAGATTAGCGGAGTTGAAGAAGAACAAGCCACTGTGCAACCTGTTGCTAAAAAGAAACCTGCTGCTAATAACCTAAGAGCAATAACCGGTTTAGAGCCTATCGAAGTTGTTATCGGTAAACTTGGCGGTATTAATCGTGAGATAGCAAACCGAGAAGGCTTTTCTGATTTTAAAGGATGGTATTTTACTAAAACAAGTTCACAATCTTTTGATGGCATGGCTGAAATCTTACGCGGCTATGACTTTGATGTAAGCGGTGGAAATGATTTAGTGACTCAATTGCGTCAATCATTAGATGCAAAGTTGTTTGGCATGGGACAACAAGTCTATACGTTTCAAGGACTTGAGCATCAAATGGCGCTTGAGCAAGCCGAAGAATTCAAAGCGTTTGAAGCAGAGCAAAAAGAACTGGCTAAAGAGTTATCAAAAGTAGCGTCGGGCAATCCAACAACAATTGAAGAAATCCAAGCGGCAGAAACACCCGAAGATTTTGACAAACTACTTACTAACATTGTCACGCTATCAGAAGATGAAGCGGATGACTTCTGGAATTCCATTGGAGAAGAAAATGCTGACCAAACAACAAAAGATGCAAGTATTGCATCTATTAAAGAAAACGCTCCCGAAATCCTCAGCACCTACACGCAGCAAGAAGTAACGCAACGCGAGGAAGCGCAAAAAGCCGCAGAGAAAGAACAAGCGGTCAAAGATGCAGCGGCAGAACGCAAACGCCAAGCTGATAATCAAGTTGATAGCGTGGTTGACGAGATGCTTGGTCGCGGTATGACAACCACTAACGACATCTTTGCACCAGAGCGTAAGGGCAAGGTTGTCGTTGGTCGTGAAGTTACTGTTGAAGGTGAGCAACTTGCAAACTCTGGAACTAAAGTAAGAGAGCTTTATCCTAATCACTGGTTCTATGGTGATAAAGGCGCTCAAGATAAATTTAACGATACTGAAATTGATTATGAAGGCGAGTATCCAAATCTTGAATCTATTTCGCTTATTAACACGGATAGCAATATCGGTGGATTCTATGACCAAGTTGAGCGAGCTATTTACCAAACCACGCAATCAGACCGCACTACGTTACATGAACTCGGTCATGCTGTGCATCATCAGCTTTTAAACTATCGCAAATTAACTGAAAACGAGCGTGTAATTCTTAAAGAAATGATACTTGGTGATGAGCAGGCAAATCACCCTTACCTAGCAAGCGATAAAGAGCTTGTTGCTGAATTCAATCTTTATGCGCATTTGTTCCCTGTCAAAGCTAAAGCATACGCACCAGAGCTGTATAAAGAGCTTGTAGCGGGCAGAAAAGAAGTCGTCATTAAGTTAGGTAGCCAAGAAAGCAAAGGCTTAACACAGGCGCTTAAACAAGCAAATGTGACTATTGAGAAAGGGTATGGGGAGGAAGAAGAACCTTATACTGTTGAAGATAGCAACAAAGAAATTTCTGCTTACACTAAAAAAGAATATGTAAAACAAAAACTTGCAAGTAATCCTAAAGGTAATGTGGAAGAAATTACTAAACAAGCTGAACGTGAACATAGAGCTGCTATTGAATTACAAGTAGCTCAAGGATGGGGTATATATGGCGAAAACTTTGAAGACTACCGAGATATTTGGGAAAAAAGAAATAGTCTTAAAAAGAAATATAACGAAAAAGAAGCCAAAGCAAGATACACATCAAAATTAAAAGAAAGTAGTCTTGAAAATAGACGCAATGAAATTTTGAAAAAGATTGATAACCCGTCTGACGACAAAACATTTACAGATAAGTTTTATAAACAAATAGATAGTTTAGTACAGTATTTAGGTTTTGAAAAATTTAAGAATACAGGTGTTTTTACTATTTTTAAAAATAATAAAGATGACTATCTTGTATTTAACAATCCAAAGAATTATTTAGATTACCCTGCTATGGTGGCTTTTGATAAAAAGGGAAATGTTCTTCTTGAGGGTAATATTCGTGATTTTGCCAAAGCCTTATCAATGAGTATTTTTGGGGAAAATCATAAGGGGCTTTCAGAAAACGAATTAAAACAAATAGCCGGTAAAATAAAAGAAGTTTACGGAGATTTATCAAAACTAAGCGACATAGGTTGGTTCAGTAAATACTCTCCTAAAAATATTAATGAATTTACATACGACCATCACCTATTTGGATATGATAGAACTGATATTTTTAAATCTGAAATGTCAAAAGCTATTCCAAATTTAATCAAACCTTCAAGTTTGAAATTCAGCAAAGCTAGGGTAAGCAAATCGGACGATGCCAAATATCTAGCTGCAGTTGAAGCAGGTGATATGGAAACTGCGCAAGAAATGGTAAACATTGCTGCTGAAAATGCAGGATATGGCATGAGTGATTATCAAATGTCACACGAAGCACCTAATCGAAATGATTACCCTATCAACGATTTGACTACCATATATCCAGAAGATATTTATTCATCATCAGCAGTAAACTATTATGGTGATGGTCAACCTAGTGATAGTGAAGCTATAGCTAAATTACAACGTATGCGCGGTAAAAAACCAAACGCAGCTATTATGGTTTATCGTGCCGTGCCAAACGATGTCAAAGAATCAATGCCTAGAAATGGTGATTGGGTATCAACTACTCGCGCTTACGCTGAAGAACACGGCAAACGATGGTTGCCTAATGGTTATCGCGTAATGGAAATTGTAACCACTGTTGGAAACATATTTACTGACGGTAATTCAATTCACGAATTAGGATTTGATGACGGTAAAGAATATGGATACGCTAACACAAAAAATAACCGTAAGTTAATTGACGCGGTTACTTACGATGATGACGCAAACGTAATACCTTTATCCAAACGATTCAATAAGCGAAGTGATGATGTTCGCTTTAGCCAAGCGCAAGAACCTACTGTTGATAATCATACCGAGCAATCATTAAAAGAAGGCTTAACACAAGCCGGTGATGACGCTTATGGTAAAGGCTGGACTGACAGATTGCTTGCAACAGGTATGTTTGAATTCATCTCTGATGCTGATGCACAGGCGATTGTTGAAGAAGCGGCTGAAGTTAGTTACAGCAAAAATGGCGACATTGAAGCCTTCTTTAATCCTGCTGAGGGTAAAACGTATTTTGTTGCAGAAAACATTGATAAAGCCACAGACTTACATTATTTAATGATGCACGAAGTAAGTGTGCATATGCTTAATATGGGCGCTAACAAAGAGGAATTTGAAAAGTTCTTAAAAGCAACTGATAACTTAGTTAAAGTTAAAAACCCTGCGGCTATGCAAGGTAGACAAGATGCGCTTGATGCCGATACACCGCAGGAAGATTTGCGTGAAGAAACATTGGCTTATCTTGTAAAATACGTTCCTAAATTAAAAGTTGTTCAGCAATTCAAAGCATGGCTCAAAAATGCACTTCGCAATATGAGCAAGTCTTTCCCTGCTGCGCAAAGATTGGGATTCATTCAATGGGCAAATAACCTAAGTGATCAAGATTTGCTTTACATTGCTGAAGCGACATTGCGTAAAGCACCAGAGATGTTATCTAAACAAACTCAATACCAATCTGAGTCAGATGCAATATTGGCTGCTAAAGCTGAAAACCGTTCATTGATCACAGGTAATTTAGAACGATTAAAAGATGATAATCCAGATGCTCATAAAGCAATTATGGATTATCTTGATAGGCTTCCAGAAGATGAATTACAACGTGTTAGTGATAATCTTGAAGAATTTAAAGGCACACCATGGGCGATGGTCGCTATCAAATCAATGGTAATTAAACAGATTTATCATTTATCTGAAAATTATAAATTGAATAAAGATGCTATTGATAAATTGATAGTTGGCTCTTTATGGAGAAAAGATAATATTTCACGTTACGCCACTTTAAAAGTATTTTTAATAAATGATCCGGTAAAAAGAAACGAGGCAATTCAACTCCTCGGTAAAACTTATGATTTTGTTGGAGATAACAGAAAAGCCGAAAACGATATAGCAGGTTCATTTGTAAATTGTAATCCTAGCAAAGCCTGTGCGGAGCATTGTTATGCAGCTTTAAAAAATGCAACACCTGCTGAATTACTCAAAGCCGAATATACTGAATATATGTCATCAAGTTATCCGCAAATTATTGCAGATAGAATTTATGACCAATATTCAATAACTGCTGCTTTTAAAGAAAAATTAACATTAAGATTGAATGATAAAGGTGAATTATCCGATTCTCAATTAAATGTAATTAAACTTCTCAATGAAAAAGGAATTGACCTTCAAGTATTTTCAAAAAGACCAGAACTTTTAAAACAAGTTAATGATCGTAACTTAAAAATGCTATCCATTGATACCACTAATTTTGATTTGGCTTTAAATAATCCAGAGTTCAAATTAGCAATTACATTAACGGATGATTTTACTCCAGAGATGATTGCTCAAGTTGATGATAGAGTTTCTGTTTATCTACCTGTTAATTTAAAAGGTAAGGAATGGAGTAGAGAAAAACTTCGTGAAATGTATCCCGAAAAATATAAGGATATGTCAAAACGTATTTGTCCAGTGGATAGTGAAAATGTAACCACTAAAAAAGGAACAAGTTTTGTACAGGTATTAAATAAAGAAGCAAAAGGACTTTGGACGTGTACTACTTGTGATAAATTAGGAACAGTTGGTTGCTTTAAAGGTTTTAATACTGAAAAAACTGCTAAATATGTTTCAGCAAGTAGCATAGGAAACTTATCTAAAGAAAAAGCATTGGCTAAAAAACAGGATGACATTTCATCAATGTTATCAGAATTTAAACAAATGGAAGGAATTGACAATGACACTTACAGAAAAATCGTTGAATTATTATCTAAACGACCTAGCGAACTTTCAGAATCAAATGAGCAAGGCGGAGATAGAGCAACAGAAAACCAAAATATTAAACAAAATGGTGGAAACATCCAAGAAGGAACAGGAGTTGGAGAAACTACTGGGGCAACCCGTACTAGTGTAAAGTTTAGTAAAAAAGCCAAAGAAGGCGAGATTGTCAATCGTTCTACAGGTTATACGGCTTATGAAAATGCCAAACCTATTCCAGAAGAAGTTGATAATAAAGCCAATTACCCAGAAGGCGTATCGCTTGAAGAAGAACGTGATTGGTTAATGCAACAATTACGTCGATTTGATAGTTTCCGTAGACTCAATGACAAGTCAAATGAGCTAATCAATAAATACCTAACCACTATGGGTAGATTACCCGAACTTGGAAACTACTTAGGTATGCGTTATCAAACGCTCGGTAAAATTGATAACGTCGATGATATTGTTCGCAATGTATTTGATACTCTTCAAAAAGCCACTAAGGAAGATTCAAAAGAAATCTACACTTATCTGACTGACAATAAAGCAACGACTGAATTTATCATAGACCCTCAAATGGCATTGATGGCTAAGGATTTAAAAGAAGCTATTACAATCATTGGTAAGAAGTTAGTTGAGTTTAATATCATTCCAATGGAATCTTTCCAAATGTATGAAGGGCGATATTTGCCTCGCGTTTATTTGGAACACATTATTCAAAGTAGCGATAGATATCAATCACTTGGAAGCGGTAAAACATTATCACCAATGGGTTATGCAAAAAGACGTGACAATAATCTTCCCGAAGAATTCCGTCGATTGATAAAAGGTGAGATTAAAAACACGGCTTATTTAGCATCACGCACTTTGAGTATTCCACTTCGCGATATTGCTATGATGGAATTCTTTAATCAGATTTCAGATAATGAAAAATGGGTTTGGAAACAATCACTTATCAATATTGAACTTGATGCTAAAACAAATCGTCCAACAGCTATTTTTGATGACGATGGGGTAATTAACTACAAGGCAACAAACAGCGCTTTAGAAGGAGCGCCAAAAAAGATTGTGATTCGTAAAGTCACACCTTATTTTCTTGATAAAGAAGCGGATCGTATTCTTGACCAATCTTATTCTGCACCAGAAGAAGATAGAAAAGATATGCAAGATTTAGCAAAGATGATGAAACGCGCAGCGTCACAAGCAATGGTTAATATGGACGCTGTACCTGCTGACTTTATGAAGATGCCAAATATTGCAAAATACGGATCGCTTAGAGGGTTGGTTGTCCATAAATTAATCTATGATGATTTAGTTGGGACAATCAATACCTATGGCGCAGCAGGTGAGCAAACAGCGCTTGAGAATTTCTTTGGTAACAATGGTATTTTAGCTAAGATTACCAACGCATTTAAGTTTTCTCATGTGGCTATTAACATTCCAACGCAGGTAACAAACTTATTATCTAATGGATTGCTTCTCCACATGAGTGGAGTTAGATTCGATAAAGTACCTGTTCGTGTAACACAAGCGTTTAAAGAAGTATTAAATGATGGTGAAAACTACAAAAAAATGATTGCGATGGGCGGTAGAAAAGCAACATTTAGCAATCAAGAATTAAGCGGTATTACTGAATGGCTGCTTGAAAATGAAGCAGAATTTAGCGATAAAAATACGGACTGGTTCTCAATTGTTCACATCATGCGCGAGCTATCTTATCTAACAGGTAAAACTGTCCGTGGTGCAAACAATCTACATCAAAATATTGAGATGGTGTTTAAAGTAGCCAAATTCATTGATATGAAAGCAAAAGGCGCTAATGACGAAACTGCTGCGGTTATGGCACACCAAGCGTTATTTGATTATAGCTTTATTCCAAGATGGGCAAAATGGCTTAGAACTGTTCCGATGGGTATTCCGTTCATCACTTGGACAATCAAATCATTTGAAGCGACATTGAGAACTGCGGCAAACAGACCTACCACATTCTTACCTTACTATATGTTAGGTTACGCAATGTCACTTGCCGCTGGTGCTGATTTTGGTGATGATGGGGAAGACAAACTAAAAGCAATCTTAAAGTTACTCCCAGAAAGAATGCAACGTGGCGGTAGTATTTGGATTCTACCAATCAGAGATGATGCGGGAAGAACGCAATTGATTGATATGAAAAACTTATTTCCTTGGGGTAAAACGGCTGAGGCGATTGATTCATTATCAAAACTTGTTGGAAATCAAGATGTTGCAGAACTTAGAAATTTAGCAGATTCAGTTGGTGTATTTAGTAGTCCGATAACTCAAGCGGTTGTTGCAATTGATACCAATAAAGATGCGTTTACAGGTAAACAGATTGTTGATGAAAACGATCCTCCTGCGGCTAAATTGCAATCTATACTTGAATATACTTACGGTATGATGTCACCGCCAATGTTAGGTGGGAAAGGTGACATTGCCACACTTATTAAATCGCAATTTCCAAGTCAATACGAAGGGATTATGAATAAGGATGGTTCGCCTAAGAAAACAGAGCAACAAGCGTTTATTCATTTGTTTACAGGTTTGTCTATTAAAAGTGTCGATAGTGAATTTGACCGACATAAAAAAATAGAAGCGTTTAACAGTATGATAACTGGTATCAAAGCGCAACGAACAAGAGAACTGCGTTCTAATCCAAATTTAAGTGAAGAATCGCGTAGAATTGTTAGAGAAAAATACGATGCGCGAATTGAACGAGTAAAAGAGAAAAAACAAAAGTTTAAAGATGAAACTGATGTGTTAAAGTAAATACGATTTATAATACCCTTGGCGCTACATACCGTAGCGCCCTTTAACTAGGAACGAAAATGGAAGAATTAGCAGTTACAATTACACGCGATGCACAAGGTCAATACACTGTTGAAACCGAAAACCAGCAGGAGCAAATGGCTGAGGGCGGTGAGGGTGCAATGGAAGGTATGGCTGAAGGTATGGGAGCAGGTGTGCAAAAAGCGCGTGACCTTAATGATGCTTTGAAAATTGCCAAAGGTCTTTTAGAAGGCGGTGAAAACGCAAGCGCTGAATCACTATTTGCTAAAGGCTTTGGTGGTGAAGAAGGCAGCATGGGAATGGGTGGCGCTCCAGCACAAGCAGCACCTATGGGTAAACCAACCAGACCTGCGATGATGTAATATGGCTTTTGATGCTCTCAACAAGCTCAATTACCGCCAACGGGCATTCTTGACCGCTTACTTAGCTAACGGTCAAGATGCGCCTAGTGCTGTTATTGCAGCAGGCTATTCTGAAAAGAGTGCGACCCAAAAAGGAAATTCACTTTTAAGCACCCCTTCTGTCAAAGAAGCGTGGGCGGAACTTAGCGGTGAACTTAATAAGCAGCAACTTGAAGCCATTGACGAATTGAAAGTTCAGTTCTCTGATAAGATAGCGTCGATTTATGAAATTCAAGAGTTTTGGACAAAACTGGTTCGCAATAACAAAGACGAAAACGGAGATTACATTAAGTTAGACGCGCGTATTCGTGCAAGTGAATTGCTTGCTAAGAATATGGGTATGTTTATTGACAAAATTGAACACACTGGTAAGGATGGCGCAGATTTACCATGTATTACTTTAAATTTCATTAAATCAGACACGACAATAAATAATGGCTGAAAACTTAGACGTACATTTCCCAGAGAAACTTCAATTCCTATTTTCTCCTAAACGCTATAAAGTAGCGCACGGAGGCAGGGGATGTGTTCATCCCGATACATTAATTGATACTCCAAATGGGCAAATAAAGATTTGTGACTTTTCTGGCGGGGATGTTTATTCTTACAATAATGGTGAATTGTGCATAGCGACTGCATCTAAACCGATTTCATATACAGAGGAGCAACTCTATGAAATCGGTTTAGAAAATTCAAAATCAATTGTTGTTACGGACGAACATAAATTTTTAACAAAAACCGGATGGAAACAATTAAAAGAGGTATCTATAACTGATCAGATTGTTTTTTCTTCCGACAAATACGCTTATAACCTTCTTCCGTCCAGTTGGGGCGACGATTCTTTAATGTCACTCGGAGATGCTCTGCGTTTGAAGAAAATACTCGTAGATTGTCGGGATGGTTATTTAAAATATCACCATCAATATGATCAACAACCTCCGTTGGTAGAAGATAGCGGTTTAATGTTTGTTCCATTACAAGGCGATGAAGCGCGACATAGTTACCATGCGTTGTTGAATGCGGATGATCAGGCGTTCTTACATAAATATATCCTTTCATTAACTTTGTTCCCCCGTTCCAATTGGGACGTTCCTCTCGAATGGGCGGACAAAAGTTATGAAGATTTGGAAAATTGTAACGTCTTGCTATTTTTTGAACAGCTTTTGCAGAAATACCCATTTTTTCAGCAATTTCTTTTGAAAAATATCCTTGCGCTGTCAGATTTAAAACCTCTTTTACAATTTCCGGTTTATGACAACGAGTTAAATCAAGTTGAAAATTCTCAAATAATTTTAGACACTCTTGGGTTCGGCGCTCACGATAGTTCATTTGTTTTCTCCGATGATAGGGATTTCATAGTAACAAATATATCTTTCATCCGCAAGCACAGCCGACAAGTATATTGGGATATGTATGTTGAAAAAACCAATTGTTATTTATCAAACGGGATTGTTAATCATAATTCGGGAAAAAGTTATAACTTTGCACAAGCATTAATCCTCTTAGCGGCTCAACGTCCCCTGCGCGTACTATGTACACGGGAGATTCAAAAGAGTATTAAACAGTCTGTGCATTTGCTATTATCCGATCAAATTCAAAGACTTGGCTTAGGTGCGTTCTTTACTGTACTTGAAACTGAAATTCGTGGAATGAATGGATCGCTGTTTATGTTTGCCGGTTTAGCGCAGCATACTGTTGAATCTATTAAATCTATCGAAGGCTGTGACATTGTATGGGTAGAGGAAGCACAAACTGTAAGTAAGAAAAGTTGGGATATTTTGATACCCACCATTCGTAAGGACGGTTCTGAGATTTGGGTGAGCTTCAATCCCGATTTAGATACGGACGATACTTACACGCGATTTGTGTTAAACCCTGCGCCAAGTGCAACAGTGGTTGAAATGAACTTTAGTGATAATCCCTATTTCCCTAAAGAACTTGAAGCAGAGCGCCTACACTGCATGGAAACTAATCCAGAAGACTATGAGAACATCTGGCTTGGTAAATGCCGTAGTGCGGTCACAGGTGCGATTTATGCAAATGAAGTCAATAATGCAACAATGCAAGGGCGAATTTGCAATGTGCCGTATGATCCACTACTCAAGGTTCATGCTATTTGGGATTTAGGTTGGAACGATTCAATGTCTATTCTACTTGTGCAAAAAGTACGAAGTGAAATTAGAATTATTGAAAGTATTGAGGATGACCATAAGACCCTTGATTATTATGCTGGACTATTAAACAGCAAGAAGTATAATTGGGGTTATGATTACCTACCGCATGACGGCAGAACTAAAGACTTTAAAACAGGTAAGAGTACCGAAGAACTTTTAAAAGCATTTGGACGTAAAGTAAAAATCACGCCCAATATGCCAATCGAATCTGGAATTAAAGCAGCTCGATTGATGTTCTCACAATGTTACTTTGACAAGGTTCACGCTATTCGATTACTTGAATGTTTGAAACGATACCGTCGAAGTATCAACCCAAGAACAAATGAAGCTGGTGCGCCATTGCATGATACTTATAGTCATAGTGCAGATGCCTTTAGGTATTTAGCGGTTAATGCTGAAAGTTTAAGCAATGAAGATAGACGCGCTCCTGTTGCTGCACCTAGATGGCAACCTTATGATAGCGGTGTTGGATACTAACTAATTGGAGGATAAGATGTCATTTTTTGACGAACTTGTACACAAGGTTTCAGATAGCGCTAAAAAAGCTGTAGATGAAGCACAAGGCGCAGTGGAAGATATTTCACACGGTGATATTGGCGGAGCAGCACAGCACGTTGAAAATATCCGTGAGATTCCACAAGACACGGCTATTGACATTGCGCAAGCAACTATTAACGAAATTATTTAAAATGCTTTATAATTAGCGTCGAGATGATGCTACGCCATGTCGTGATGACAGAGCAAACTCCTTTAACTGGAACTAAGAGATGATAGACGATTCTAAAATTGACAGACTTGACCGATTCGGAAAAGCACTTTTGTCCAAAAGACAGAAGGCTATCCAAGCTCGTAAGAAATCGGGCATTGAAGAAATTTGGGATCAAGATAGTGAATACTATGAAGGTATTGATGACGCTAATCGCGGTGAAATCAGTACGTCTATTACTAAAAATCTCGTAGACCGTGGTGGCTATTCGCGTGTTAATAGAAAGCGAACTGGCTCAAACGTCTTTATGAATATCACCAAGCAATACACTGATATTGCTGCCATGTCACTTGCTGATATGCTTCTCCCTGTTGACGATGCAAACTTTGAAGTTCGCCCAACGCCTAAACCTGCCACAATGGAATTGCTCCAAGTAAAACCTGTTGATGTTGGCGTGGTCATGTATAAAAACCAACAGATGCCTGTTGAGCAATTTGAAGAAGTAGTTAAACAAGACGCTAAAAAGAAAGCAGAAGAAGCACAGAAACAAATTGAAGATTGGCTTGTTGAAGCGCATTGGAATCGTGAGGTTCGTAAAGTGCTGCGTGATTCAGCTATTCTTGGTACAGGTGTTATCAAAGGCTGCTATCCCATTATTGATGAGCAGAACTCTGTTCACAAAATGTTCCAAAAGCAAATGCCAACACCGCAAGGCGCTATGCAAGCAGAAGGTGTTGCGGATGTTAAGGTGATTGAAATTCGCCCTGCCTCCAAACGCATTGATGTGAGAAACTTTTATCCCGATCCTTCATGCGGTGATGATATTCACAGCGGTAGTTTTGTTTGGGAACGTGACTATATTACGAAAAAAGAATTGCGTAATTTGCGTAAAGCAAAAGGTTACATTTCTTCTCAAATTGATTTAGTGCTTAGAGAAGGCGCTGACGACGATTTAGAAAAGAAACGTGACAAAGTTACCTATGGCGATAGATTTGAAGTTTGGTATTACTATGGTGAAGCTAGTAAAGAAGACCTTGAAGCTGCTGATTGTAGTTGTGGCGATAGCGATACTTATGACGTTGTGGTTGTTATTGTCAATAATCGCGTTATTAAAGCTACCATGAACCCACTGGAAAGCGGTGAGTTCCCTTATGACGTAATGGTGTGGCAACCAATGAACGATACTTGGACAGGTATTGGGGTTGCGCGTCAAGTAAGAGAACCTCAGCGCATCATCAACGCAGCTACTCGTAATCTGCTCGACAATGCCGGTAAAGGCGGTAGACCTACTACCATTATTGCTGATGGTGTTGAATCGGCTGACGGTGGCTTAGTTGAAGTCGGTAGCGGAGCATTACTTAGACTATCACCCGATTCACCAATTCAAGATGCGCGTGGCGCGATAAGCTCAATTATCATTCCAATCATTACTCAAGACCTAATGGCAATTATCCAGTATGCTCTAAAGATGGCAGAGGATATTACCGGTCTACCAATGATGCTACAAGGTCAGCAAGGCAATGCGCCCGATACCGTTGGCGGCATGACCATGCTTCAAAATAACGCTGGCACGATTCGCAGAAACATTGCTCGTAACTTTGATGATCGCGTCACTGTTCCACACATCAATCGTTACTATGAATGGATTATGCTTTATGGTGATGAACAATTGAAAGGTGACTTTAATATTGAAGCTCGCGGCTCTACTGTTCTATTTGAACGTGACGCACAGCATCAAGCGATTATGCAACTTGGCGCTCTTGTAATGAACCCCGCTTTCCAAATCAATCCTGCTAAATGGATTGATGAAGCGTTCAAAGCACAGAAACTTGATAGCAAACGCTTTAAATTCAGCGAAGAAGAAATTAAACAGATGCAAGCGCAAGCGCAACAAAATCCCCCACAAGACCCGAAAGTCGCAGGTCAGATTGAAGTCGCTAAAGTTCGCGCTGCGGGTGAGATGGATAAAGCTAAATTCTTGCAATCTACTGATATGGCTGAGATGCAAGTTAAAGAAACGCTCGCTATGCAAGAACTCAAATTCAAAGCGCAACAGGCTGAGATTGATAGACAGCATGAAATCCAAATGAAGCAGATGGAACGTGACATGAAGATTATGGAACTATCTCAATCTACTCAAATTAGCGTGGCTGAAATCAAATCGCAATTGGCTCAAACAGCGCAGAAATTAAATGTACAAACCCAATTATCTAAACAGGTGCTTACGCCTCCTACAGAGCCGCAGGGTAGAGCGCCAAATGGACAGGCTTATCAGAAATGATAGGTAAACCAAAAGTAGATACGAATTCTCCGGCTTGGATTGCAATTAGAGAATATTACTTATCGCGGTTAGATGAGTTGCGTAGAAAGAATGACAATCCTCAATCGCAGGATTCAACAGATAGACTTAGAGGGCAGATACTTGAGATCAAGAATCTCCTGTCTATAGAAAAACCCGTAGGCGAGTAACATCCCCTGCAATTAGTAACTCGCACAGCTAACTGCCCTGCGACTAAAATGCGAAAGCATAGGAAGTAAAAATGGAAGCATCACAAGTACAAGAAGAAAATGTGGATTTAGAAGTAGAAGTTGACGAAGCGTTTGCTGACGGCTTTGAGGAGTTCGGTGAAGAACCATCCAACGAAATCAAAGAAGAAGCAATACAAGACATCATCCAGCAAAATCCTTCATTTTCAGAAGAACAGATTCGTGAGTTATTTGAACAAAACAACCAACGGTTATTCGGTAAAATTGGTGAGATTAACAGAGAAGTAAAGCGTCTTGAAGCACTGGCTCAATCGTCCGCGCAACCAAGAGAAGCTCAATCTATCAATGTTACTCCAGAGATGTTCTCTAATATGCGTGAGGAGTTTGGCGAAGATTTCGCTGCTGCTCTTGCAAGGGACTTATCTCAAATACCTTTATCGCAACAAAGTGGAATTGATCAAACTCAGATTGATTACATTTTGCAGCAAAAGGTCGCCCAAATCGAGAATAACTTTGAAATGAAACTTGTGGCAAGAGAGCATCCCGATTGGGAGCAGATTGCACAATCACAAGATTTCACTGGTTGGAAAAATCAATTACCTGCGGATATTCAAGATAGACTTGATACAACATGGGATTCCGGTTTTATTTCTGCTGCAATTAGTGCGTACAAAAAAGACAAGGCTTTGCATCAAGAACAGATTAATAAAAAGAATCAGCGACTAGAAGCGGCAGTAATGCCAACAAGCACTGGTGGGTTTGATGAAAATTATGAGGATGATTTTGAAGCAGGGTTTAACACAGATTAACTTTATTTAATTTATTAACGTCGTGATGACGTAAGGATGCTTTAAAATGGCTATTCAAAGTTACAACACTTCTCCCGCTCGAATTAACAAATTCAAAGGCGAGATTTTAAAACACGCTGTAGCGCTAGAAGTTTTAGCAAAACAAGGTCGTCAAATTTCTTTGCCTAAAAATCAAAGTGAAACTTATGTGGCACGTCGCTATGTTCCTTACAATGCAACTGCGGGTAATCCAAACATCTTCTTCCAAAACGTAGCGGGTGATCGTGGCGCAGCAATGGCTAACGCACACTTAACGCAAGAAGGTGTTACACCACAAGCGGATACTATCGTAGCGCAAGACATTACTGCGGTAATCAATCAGTATTCATGCTTATACAGCTTCACTGATAAAGTGGCTGATTTGTACGAAGATGACATTCCCAAAGCAATGGTTGAACAAGTTGGTGAGCGTGTTGCGCTTGTTAATGAAATGATTTTATTTGGTGCTTTAAAAGCGTGTACTAACGTGTTCTACGCAGGTACAGGTACATCTATCGGTACAGTTAATGACTTTTTGAAATTAGCTAACATCCGTAAAATCACCAAAGCAATGCAAGCTAACCACGCTCGTCCTGTGACCAACACATTAAAAGCCTCTGCAAACATTGCAACACAACCTGTTGAAAGCGGCTATGTGGTTATTTGCCACACTGACTTTGAACCAGATTTGCGTGATATTGCTGGCTTTATTCCAACTTCACAATATGCAAGCGGCACTCCAATGCCAAATGAAATTGGTCGTGTTGAGCGTTTCCGTTTTATTACTTCACCAGATTTACCTGCTCAATTGAGCGCAGGTGCGGCTACTGGTTCAACCGGTTGCCAATCAACTTTAGGTACAAACATTGACGTATATCCTTTCTTCGTATTTGCTCAAGATGCGTTCTCGCAAATTGCATTGCGCGGTAAAGAATCAATGTCACCTACTTTCATCCCTGCTGGTGAAAAAACAAAATCTGATCCACACGGTCAACGTGGTTATGCCGGTTCTATCTGGTGGAAAGGTGTGATGATTGAAAACAATCAGTGGATGGCTTTAGGCTACGCTGGCGTTAAATCACTTTAATTAATATCCGCGCTGAGTTAATTCTCAGCGCACCTTTTTGAGGATTATGAAATGGCTGAAAATACAACTTATGTATTAACAAATAAATCAAATGACGAAGATTCGCAACTCGATACCTTTGTTCGTTTGTCATTTGACGCAACGACTATTGTTGCAGCGGATTATGTCGAGTTAGATATCGGTGCTAAACCACGTTATGTGTGCGTTGAAAATTATACTGACCTTTCTAAATTTGAATGGTTTGAAGGTGTTACTGTTGACGTAGCCGCAACAGCTATTGCAGTAAATACTTTCTACACTGTTAAAACTGTTGGTACAACTGATTGGGTCGCTCTTGGCGCTCCTTCAAATACTGTTGGTGTTCAGTTCTTAGCTACCGCTGCTGGTACAGGTTCTTCTGGCACAGGTGTTGCCGTTACTAACGACAACGTATGTATCAAAACTGTTGCAGCAGGTACTCGTACATTGGTTAGCGCTAACTCAATCTTAGTTCGTGACCGTACTGTACAATTATCACAAAACGCTACTACAGCGATGATTTTAGCTAGTAAAAATTTATCAGTTCGCGTATCTGGTTAATGCTTTATCGGCAGTGTGTCTTTTAGGCGCACTGCCATTTTTTAATTTATCGGAGTTTAATAATGGCAATCCAAAAAGAATTACATACAGAAGAAGTTCGCGGTAGAGCAAAACCTACTATCAATCTACAAGATACTGTTGCTGATATTCGTGATAATGAAGAACTCATTGTTGAATCAAACGGTCTTGATATGGTCTATTTTGATGAACTTGCATTTATGGAAGAAAAACTAACTGTCCGTTTAGAGCCATCTGCGGATCGTTATTCACCTAAATTTATCGACGTAGCGGTCAATGGGCGAATTGAATGGCTGGAAGTGGGGAAACCTATTCAAGTTGCTCGTAAATATATCGAAGTTTTGGCAAGAGCAAAGTCAGATACTTTCATTACTATTGCGCCTAATACTAATGATGAAAATCCTGTGAATATGATTTCTCGCAACACTTCGCAAAAGTATCCATTCAGTGTTATCAAAGACCCTAATCCACGTGGTTATCAGTGGTTGACCACAGTGTTGTCGCAATAATATTTAATTAACCGTACTGGAATTAACCATGACATTTCTTGAACTTGCTAATCGCCTATTATCTGAAGCAGATATTTCTGGTGCAGGACTCATCACAACGGCAAATCAGCAGGGTGAATATAAACAAGCTGTTGATTACATCAATACTGCATACGCAGATATTCAATTACAACACGCCAATTGGGATTTCCTACGAGGAGATTTGTCATTTAATACCATTATCGGTGTAAATAATTATTCTGAAACGGCTATCAGTTTGCTGGATTTAAGCGAATGGTCGCCAGAAACAATGCGTATCTATTTGACAGCAAACGGTATTGTCAGTGAACAGTATCTAATTCCTGTTGAATGGGACGAGTTTCGTGATTTATTCATGTTTGGGAATGCGCGTATTCAAACCGGATTCCCAACACATTTTACAATTAAACCGTCGGATAATTCGCTTACGTTTTATCCTATCCCAGACAATGTTTATACAGTTGAAGGTGAATATTACAAAGCGCCTTTTACCTTAGTGAACGATACCGATACACCTGTTTTCCAAGCACGGTTTCACATGATTGTGGTTTGGAGAGCATTGATGTATTTTGCCACGCAGCTTAATGCTCAAGAGCTTTATGCTATTGGTAATATTGAATACCGCAAATTGCTATTCAAACTTGAACAGTTTAATTGCCCTGTGCCTACTACATCGGAAGAACTCGCATGAGAATGAACGCGCTGCCTAATGTTAAAACCCAGACGCAATACTCACGTTTTGCAGGTGGACTTGATTTGGTATCGCCCCCTCTCACCATTGATGCCGGTAAATGTATTTCAATCAATAACTACGAGTGCAATTCACTTGGCGGTTATCGTCGCATTGATGGTTACGAAAGATTTGATGGCAGACCTTCTCCAAGCGCTCAGAGCTACTACTATTGTCCATGTACGTTTGTAGGCGCTGTCACAGTAGGGCAAACAATTACAGGCGCTACAAGCGCTGCTACAGGTAAAGTATTACAGGTTGAATCAAACTATCTGATTATTGATAGAGTGACGGGTACATTTGCAGTTGAGAATTTTACAGTCGGAGGCGTTGTAAAAGGCGCTTTGACTATTCTCCCATCTAAAGACGGTCATCCCACAGGTGTTGGTCATGCTACAGCACTTGGCTTAACCGCAGATGATTATCGCACCGATATTCATGCAGTAGCTGGTAGCGGAGTTATTCGCGGTGTTTGTATGTACAAAGGCGTTGCTTATGCGTTTCGTGATAACTCAGCCGGTACAGCAGTTGATATTTGGAAGTCTACTTCTACCGGATGGCAGCAAATTACGTTATTCAAATCGCTACCTTTTAAAAACTGTGTTGTTGATGTAATTGACGGTGTTGTTATTAACCAAAAGAATTCGGGTGCAACAGCAACTGTTAAACGACAAGTTATTGAAACGTCGTTTAACCAATTGGATTTAGAATCCACCAGTATTAGTAGTTTGACAATCAGTTTAGGTTCACACACATTTACAATTGAAAGCGGTAAAGCCTATCAAACCGGACAATCTATTATTGTTACTGCTACGCAATCGCCTACTAATTATTGGGACGGCACGGTAACGTCTTATAGCGGTACGCAACTTGTAATCAATATGATTAACAAAGTAGGTAGTGGGACATACGCTGATTGGACTATTCATGCCGAACCAATGACACTGCAAAGTGATCAAGGTCGATTTATTGTTAGCAATGTCACAGGTACATGGACAAGTAATGCAGCCGATAAAATTAGAGTAGGTATTATTGATATTGCTGATATTGACAATGACGCTGGTGGAAACCCCGTTACGCAAATCAGTATTTTACAAGGCGGTAATTACCAATTTGTTCAGCATAACTTTCAAGCGGATGCTGATAAAAAGAAACTTTATGGTACAGATTCGCTCAATCGTGCATTTGAGTTTGATGGAGATGTGTATATTCCTATCAGAACACAAGTCACTATTGACGCGCCAACTAACATTGCGGTTATCAATGGGCAATTAGCCTTATCTTATTTTGGGGCAGTATTGGTTTCCGCTGTAGGTAATCCCCATGACTTTAGGACTACCAGTTTAGGTTTCCAAGATATTCAAGAATTTGGTGACACTGTCACCGGAATGAGCGCAATTGTCGGTGGGGTTCTTGCCGTTGCTTGTCGAGATAGTTTCTGGCAAGTGTCGGTTGATTCGCAAACCAGTCTATACAAAGCAGATTTAATCTCCCCAGACATTGGCGCTATCCATTATGGTTTGATGAATCTAGGCGCATTATATTCGTTTGATGATAAAGGGATTATTCGGATTGTTCCTTCTTATGTATTTGGTGGATTTGAACACGACACAATTAGTCGCGCCATTCAGCCTGTTATTGATAGGTTCAGAGAAAAGATTGTTGCCACTGCTGCTTATAAAAGCAAAAACCAAGTTAGGTTTTATGCAAATGACGGCACAGGTATTATTATGACGATGACTTCCAATGCAGGTCAAAACGGTGCAACAATAAGTGGACATGATTTTTCAGAATTTACTTACCCTATTAACGTAAGTTATGCGTGGAGTGGTGAGGATGCCAGTGGTCGTGACATTGTTTTACTTGGTGATGAGGATGGTTATGTTTATGTAGCAAATACCGGATCGTCTTTTGATGGTGAGCCTATTCAAGCCTATATCAGAACAGCGTTTAATAATGTAAAATCACCTTCAGCAATTAAGCGATTTAGAAAACTTGAAGTTGAACTATCGACAGTTGGTTACTCATACATTCGCTTTAATCCAGACTTTTCTTATGCTGATCCGTCAATTGCCACCCATCTTCTTAAATATGAAGAATTACAAGGTGCTGGTGGGTATTGGGATGAAGCAACTTGGAATGAATTTTATTACGATGGGAAAATTGTTTCTCAACCAGAAATTAGAATACAAGGAAGTGGAACAAACATTGGATTAGTCGTCTTTTCCGATTCGGCTATTGATTTGGGACATAACTTATCGGGCGTTGTACTTCATTATACGCCTAGACGATTAAACAGATAGTGAGATTATAGAAATGGCGAAAATTGTAGTAGAAGCAAATGACAATATGGCAGACATTGCAAAGCAAGCTGCCGCCAATCCTAACACAAAGGTTGTATCATCAGACGGTACACCAATCAGCGCTCAAACATTAGCAGCATTAACATCCTCTGCTCCTGCTGCACCAAGTCAATCTGACATTCAAGCTGCGGCAAATTACTATGGTGTACCGGCTGATGTAATTGATAAAGGTATAGTAGACAGCTACAAAGCTGAAGTGTATCAAGCTGATCAACAAGCTGCAAATACTAAAGCCTTAATGGGTTCGCTCACACCTGCGGAAAAGCAAAATTTAGCTATTCAAAACGGTTATCAAGGTGATTATGACGACACGGCTGCAATTGACAATTACGCTAGGGAAGTTATTAAAACCACACCTTTGGCAGGTATGACTCCAGAGCAGTACGCAACCGATCAACAGCGTTTAGCTACTCAACAGGCGCAATTAGTTCAAGACGAAATTGCAAAACAAGCTGCAAATGTTAAGGCAAGTAATTTTGCACCTACAGGAACGCCCACTGGATTCGACAGCCAAGAAGATTACAATGATTACACTTATGGTGGAAAAGACTTTAATAGTGAGTTTTCACCTAGTTTGACAAATGATCAATTGGCAATCGCTCAACAGCAACAAGCGGCTGATTTAGTAAAAAATACCATCACTACTCCTGCTGGTACTGTTACACCCTCCGCTGATACCATTGCTAAATTAGACACTGGCTCAGTAGTTGATGACACTAAAATTAATACACAAGGCGGATTAACAACTTCCCCTCCTGCTGCTTTAACTACAGGTGATGTAAATAAAATAGTAACTACAGGTGGGGCGGCTTTAACTACGGGTGATGTGAATAAGTTATCAACTTCTCCTCCTGCTGCTTTAAGCACAGGTGATGTGAATGCATTGGCAACTTCTCCTGCTGCAACAAGCTCTCCTACTACCATGAATACAGGTAGTATTCCTGCTCTTACTACAGCGGATTTAGCATCATGGGGTAAAACATTACCGCAAGGTATTACAGCGGATCAATTAAAAACTGCATTGGAAGGGCAACAAACCGCATTGAGTTCTAAAAATGAAGAATTTTTAAAGAATTGGAACACAAGTGCGGATGCTTTAAAAAATAATATCCTTAGCGGTGTTGATACTAAGAATCAAGCATTTGGCGTTGATGCGACAAAAGGCTTTATGAATGCGTTTAAGAATTTTCAAATCCCAACTAACCAGCAAACTGGTGTTAATTTAGGCAATTACAATGACAATCGAAATGCTGCTGCCGATCAATGGTGGTCACAATATGTTACTGGACGGAGATAATTAAATGGCAACCGCTTTAGATACCACACTTCCTACTCAAACTTTCGATCCTAAGTATGTGAGTGGTTATGGTGACCTACTCACTAATACTACTGACCCCAATTTAGTAAGTAAACTAACTAAATATGGGCAAGTTACCGATGCTTATGGGAATCCTTTATTTGATCAAAATGTTTATACGGCAGTTAATTCTCCCGATAAAAAAATAGCTAATCCTGCAAATAAATCTATCACATCTACTTTAGGTACTTGGGCAGATGAGGTTCTTCAAAAAGATACACTTGATCCGCTAACAGGTCAGCCTGTCAATTGGAGTTTGGTAGGGGGAACATCTGGTAAACAATATCAAGCAGCTAAAGCAGCGTTAATTGACAATCCTGCAAATAATGCCCGTTGGACTGCTCAACAAACACAAGCGCAACAGATTGCTAAAAAGGCAATTGACGATGCTAAAACCGCACAAGACTTACAAACTGCCAAAGATGCTAAAGCAACTGCTGATGCGGAAGCGGCTGCCGCTACTGAAAAAACTGCTCAAGAAAAGGCAGTGACAGATCAAGCTGCTGATGATGCAGTAACAGCACAAAAATGGACAGACCTTCAAAAAGGAATCCCTACCACTTCATTAGGAGGAGGATTTGATGCAGCAGGTAGACCGATTACTGTAACTGCGCCAATTACCCAAGGGATGATTGATACAGCTAAACAGAATGTTAGTACGGTAACTTCCGATATTAATAAAATGACAGATGCGGCTAAGGCGAATGAAGTCAATGTCACACCCGATTCAATGGTATCGAATCAGCTATCTGGTCTGTTAGCTAAGAATAATCCTTATATCCAACAGGCAGTTAATGCAGCTAACTTGCAAGCATCGCGCAGAGGTATGCTTAATACTGGCGCTGCGGCAGGGTTTGCTCAAGACGCAGCGATTAAAGCCGCTCTACCTATTGCACAAGGTGATGCTCAAACTATTGCAAGAGCCAATGAAGCCAATGCGTTAGCTAAAAACACGTTACAAAACAATGTGTTGAATTTAAAAGCTAATGGGTTAATGTCTGATGCAACAGAGATTAATAAAATCAGTAATATCTATCAGCAAGCTCAGTTAAACGATTTGCTTGCTGGCGCTCAAAATACCCGTGAATTAGATAAACTGGTTACACAAGGTAACATCACTGCTTATAACCAAGTAACCAAGGGTTTGATTGACACATTAGTTAATGATAAATCAGCACAAGCTGCTCAATCTCTTGCTATTTTAAATAGTACGCTTGAAAGAAATAATAAACAGTTTCAATCTGATTTAGATTTTACAATTAAGCAAGCTGAGTTTACTCAAAAAGATAGGGAAGCGTTACAAGGGTATATTAATAATCGAACCACTTCTCTTGAAGCGTTTAGGTTAAAAGTACAAACAATGGCAGATATTAGTGCAGCGGGTAAAACGGCATTAATTAATAATGAAGAATCAAAGACTCTTGAAAATATTAAGAATTACGCATCGGGAATGGGTATGTATGTAAATTTAACCAATTCTTCCGCTGGTCTTGTTGCAACAAAATTAGTTGCGCCAGATGACACCACTAAATCCACTGCTGCTGATGCGGCAGAAATTACTAACGATAGATATGACGCTTTAAATACAGGTGGTTAATCATGAGTCCTTCAAATACTGAACAATTACGCCAATTTATGAATCAATCTAATGCGAGTCATGCTCAATCAGCATTAGGTCGTTTTGAACAAGAGCAGCGTACCAAAGACCCAATGCAAAGAGGAATGCTCAACCCTTCATTTTTTGAAAATAGAACTCAAATGACGGCTAAAGATTCCACTTATTTTGCAACACCGCAAGCACCTGCTCCAGAAAGTGGCGGCATGAGTGTGATGTGTACATTGATGCGCGAATACGGTTATCTTGAAGACGATGTGTTTATAGCTGATACGCTATTTGGCAATTTACTTGCACAAACTCATCCAGAAATCATTGTTGGCTATCATGCGTGGGCAAGACCGCTTGCTAATTTCCTACGCCATCATGCTATTTTTATCCCCTTGTTTGCTTACATAACACAGGCATGGGCATACGAGATGTGTGAGCAACTTGGTGTTACAAAAAATCGCAGTACATTTAGCCGATTACTTGGTAAAATAGTAATGAATGTCGGTAAGCCTGTTTGCGGGTTTATCGGAAAAACTATTTTATCCATGCAAGGTAAATATGAGTATCACCGGACTTAACGTACAAGCACACCACTTTATCGGTGGTGTGTATGCTAAAGAAGTCATTATTGATGACGGCTTTGAAGTACAGCAACACGCGCATACCTTTGACCACATGAGTGTTTTGGTTGAAGGCTGTGCGATTGTTTGGCAAGGTGATACTCAAGAAACGTATTTTGCTCCAGCAGTGATTGAAATCAAAGCTGGTATTGAGCATAGCGTTCAAGCAGTCAATGGCAGGGTTGTTTGGCTTTGTATTCATGCTACAGAAGAATGCGATAAAGACAAAGTGGACGACGTGCTTATTGGTAAACCCAATATGATTGATACCAATATTCATGTGGATGTTGTTAAAATCAATTCGTTTATTGATGCTAATCCACAGCTTTGGAATAAATACAAACAGCGCACAGAATCCTCCATGTCGCCACATAGAGAAGTGGATGATATATGGGTACGCTACAACGATATTAAAAATTACGATCCGCAAAATCCTTTAGCGTTTCACGATAAACATGAAAGCACTTGGTATATTGAGGATGAGTTATTTAAATCTCAAATAAGTAAAATCTGCCGTGTTATTTGTGATAAATACGAATCATCCCATACTGAATTTGGCGGCATTTTAATTACTCGTATTCCTGCTGGTAAACAAGTTTATCGTCATTGCGATAAAAATAGCTGGCATGCTGAATATTACCGTGATAAATATTTAATCCCATTAAAAGCCAATGAAAATCAATCATTTAATTTTGACGGACAATCTGTTATTACTCCTGTGGGCGACATATTTAGTTTTAATAATCTCGTTGACCATTGGGTGTTAAATGACTCAGATGAGCCGCGAGTTAGTTTAATAATTTGTATGCGCCATAATCGGTAATTACGCCATTCATAACGTCGAGATGACGTAAGGACATAAGATGAGTACGTTTAATCCCCCTGCTGATATTGCTCAGATTACACTGGCAAAATCCTCAGACGTTAATGCTATCAAAGCAGCAACAGCCATTGCCTTTGGGTTGCTTCCAAGTGAAGCCAAACTTCAACGCGGTACAGTCAACTTTGCCGTAGATACTGGTACAGCAAATAGCTATGTGACTACTCTTGATGCGTCAATTACTACTTATACCGACGGCTTACAGGTGGTATTTAGACCGCTAAATAGCAATACTGGTACGTCCACGCTTAACTTAAATGGTCTTGGTGCAAAGTCAATTGTTCTAACGAATAGTGATCCAATCCAAGCAGGGGACATTAGTGCAGGGGCGGTTATTGATGTTCGCTACAGTACAGCAACAGGTTTTTTTCATCTAACACCAAACTCAGCTATCTATGCACATGATGCCGGTGTATCAGCGACAGCCGCAGCATCAAGTGCCGTTGCTTCAGCATTAAGTGCATCCGACTCATTAAGCTATAGAAATACCGCAGAAGGTTATAAAAATACAGCGGTATCTAGTGCTGCTGCAGCCGGTTCAAGTGCGGTTGCTTCCGCATTAAGTGCATCTGACGCATTAAGCTATAGAAATGCCGCAGAAGGTTATAAAAATACCGCAGGAGATAGTGCTACCGCAGCCAGTTCAAGTGCCGCTGCTTCGGCATTAAGTGCATCTGACGCATTAAGTTATAGAAATTCCGCAGAAGGTTATAAAAATGCAGCAGGGGATAGTGCTACCGCAGCCAGTTCAAGTGCAACATTCGCAGCAGCCGCTTACGACTCGTTTGATGATAGATATTTAGGTGCAAAAGCATCCGATCCAACGCTTGATAATGATGGCAATGCGCTACTTACTGGCGCTTTGTATTGGAATACAACATCGAGCGAAATGCGTGTTTACAGTGGAAGCGCTTGGGTTAGAGCTTATTTACCTGCGGCAGGTTATGCAACAAACGGCAAAGCAATCGCCTTTGCTATGGTTATGGGATTTTAAGGAACAACAATGGCAAATCCAAATATTACTGCGGTAACATCAATTTTAGGTACAACGTCAATGCTTGTGCCAACAAATACCAGTGCAACAACGTGGACAGCATTAACACCTGCTGCGGGTACAGTACATAAAATTAACAATATTGTAGCGGCAAACGTCACAGGTACAGCGGCAACCATCACAGTTTCAGTAAATAGTGCGACAGGTGGTGGCGGTACAGCATATCGCCTAGCTTATCAAATCACTGTTCCTGCTAACGCATCACTCATTATCACTGATAAAACCACTGCATTTTATGTCGGTGAGGGGCAATCTGTTGTGGTGACATCGGGTACAACGAACGCTATTGAACTTGTAGCTAGTTACGAAGCCATCTCTTAGGAGTCTTTTATGTCAATGCGATATAAAGGCGGTGTGCTGTCAGCGACAGCACCAGTAACGTCAAGCTCCAGTGCAAAAGGCATATGGTCTATGCGTCAACAACTCCAAGCGGTTGGCGGGACGGGTTGGCCTACACCTCCTCCTGTGTTTCCTAATATTGGCGCACCTTATGGCGGTGGGTTTATTGGTGGTAAAATCAACGTTTCTGGTACGCAGTATTACTTAATTGTCGCCCCTAAAGCGTTCGGTCAATCCTCACAAACATGGGGAACGTATGGTGTGACGACAGGAATAACTAATGTTATTGCAGGGCCAACAAATACCACATCATTAGCCGCACTTGGCTCAAGTTACGCTGCGGCTACGTTTTGTGAAAATTTAACTATAGGTGCATATAGCGATTGGTATATGCCTGCATTAAACGAGCTTGAAGTTTTATGTTATTTTTTAAAACCAACAACTATAAATAACGACACTACTTCCGGTTCAAATGCCAATGCAGTATCACCAGAACCAATAAGCACCAATTATACAACTACTACCCCCTCTCAAACACCTGCCATAGATTTTCAAGTAGGGGGTAATGAAGCATTTGATTCAAGCATAAGCACTTATTCATGTAGCACCGAATCTAATGCCGTTAGTGCTCTCGGTATTGAGTTTGGAGATCCTGCTGGGTGGGGCTATGGGCATAAAGTAAGTAGTTATAAATTTAGTAGCCTTTACGTCAGAGCCGTCCGCAGAGTACCCGTATAATGGAGAATAAACTATGAGCAATCAATACGCAGGCGGGTTTATAAGCAAAACGCCACCCACAGTCACCACATCTTCAGCGCAAGGTATGTGGACGTTATCTCAGCAGACTCAGTATAAAAAAGAAGGTGTGTGGCCTACACCTCCTCCAAATGGGTGGCCTGTGTATAATATTGGTGACGCTTATGGTGGCGGCTTTTTTGCTGGGCAGATAAACGTATCTGGTACAAAATATAATTTAGTTGTATCCCCTAAATCAAGCGAATCATCATCAAAATCATGGGGTGTTTACGGTGTATTAACTTCAGCAACTAGCGTTATAGACGGGCCAGCAAACACCGCCACTCTAAATGCTTTAGGCTCTGCCTATCAAGCCGCACAATACTGCGTTGGGTTAAATGCGGGTAGTGGGCTTAACAGTTATACGGATTGGTATCTACCTGCTAAAAACGAGCTTGAAACACTGTATTATTATTTAAAGCCTACGACAGATAATAATAATACGAGTAGTGGTTCAAATGCGAATGCAGTATCGCCAGAACCTGTAAGTCAAAATTACACTAGCGGTTCACCTGCTCGAACTACTTCCACAGCGTTTATAGATGGGGGTACAGAAGCATTTGCTGCAAATGTTCAATATTACTGGACATCAACTGACAACGCTGCTTTTTATGCTAATTATCAGTATTTTAAAGACGGCCAACAAAATAGATTTTCTAAACTTAATACGTTATACGTCAGAGCCGTCCGCAGAGTATTAGCTTAACAACAGGAAAAAATTATGTATATTCAAATCACAAACATTGACGCAGACACAGGTATTCTTTGCACAGAAGCACCAATGCGCACAGGCCCAGCACTTCCAAATGTGAAAGGTTTTCAATTCATCTTTGCTAAA